TAAAGATTTGATTAAGATAGCTTTTGGGATTGAAAATGAAATGACTGTCGATACACTTCTAGAAAAGGCACTTGATAAAGTGATAGTTGATCCGTCATTCAACAACCAAACCAAGTTGCTAAGTTATCTTAACACAGAACGAAAGAAACTAAATGAGAATTAAAAAGTTTAAGATTGGTGATCGAATTCAACATACTTCTAACCCATTCTTTAACGAAGGGGTTGTTGTTTATGTTAACCAAAACGATAATGGTGAAGAAACATATACTTGTCATTGGAGCGTGTCTAAATTAAATAAGAAGAATCCAAGGGCGAGGGGAATTTATACTAGTGCAGAAATTACAAAAACAAAAAAGAAATTACCAGAACCAAAAGAAGATTTAACTGATAATGACTGATGTAGACAATAACAATGATATAGAGTTTTTTGACCGTCATCAGCAACCAGAATCAGAAAAAGAACCTGAGATGGAAGCTGTGAAGTCTTATTTTTCGATGTCTGAGGAAGAAAGACAAGGAGACGGAGAGGATGACTTAAACTTACTCCGTGATGATGGGGCACCAAGAATTTTAAACCCCATTGAGACTTGGGCTGACGACCCTGATAAGGTTAAATTTAATACCGGAGACCTTGTAGTTTATAAAGTAGGTCAAAGTAAGATGGTTTACAAAATTCGTGGACCTTCGTCAGAACCATATCATTATATAATGATAGGATGCGACTCTAGAGACTTTATTATAGAGCAAGGGTCAAAATTGAAATCAGCACCGAAAAATTCCAAGTGGACGCCATATGAGTCCAATCCATACTTAAGATGGAAAAGGGAACAAGAAAAGAAAAATAATGAATAGTCATATAGTTAAATATCCAAATAAAATTCTCAGAGAAACATGCGTTAAATTTAATTTCGATGATCCTGAAAATGAATTAGAGCTTTTAACCAAGGCTCTTAAGATGTCTTGTATGTTGCTCAACGGATATGGACTTGCTGCTCCTCAGCTTGGAATCGCTGGACGACTATTTTTTATTAGTCCTCTTATATCAAATTCAAGACCAAACTTTTTCTTTAATCCCGTAATTAGAGACACTGAAGGTGAAAGTCAATACAAAGAAGGATGTTTAAGCATACCTAATGTGTGGGCTTGGGTTAAAAGACCTAATAGGTATATTATTGAAGCCTATAATGAAAATAATGAAAAATTTGAGCTGGTTGCCGAAAACGTATCAGACGATCCTTACTGGACTGCTATACTTCATGAATATGATCATTTAGATGGTAAGCTTTTCATTGACCATCTTGATCCTTTTGAAAAAAGAAAAGTTCAGAAGTCTATCAACAAGTTACGTTCCAAAAAGAACTCTAGCAACGCCAAGACTTCTCACAGAGGTAAAAGAAAGTAACTGTATCATACACTGTGGCACCCACTCTAGGCGTATCACACAGTAAGGCAGACTCCCTCAGTTAGGCATTTCATTGCCTGAATACCATGATATACTAGGCGCAGAAAGGTGATATACATGCGTGCGTCAACCCTTAAGCTAATCTTTGGTAAGGTTCCTGCGTTCCAACACAATCGTGGAACTATCTTTGATGAAGTGGAATCAATCTTCCATACTAAGCCTACTGTGAATTCCAACTATAATGGAGAATTTCAAGGAAACGATTTCCAACGTTCTGTCTTCTGGAAGGCATTAGTGGTTCGTTTCTGGCAGTATGATGACTTTGCATTTCCTGGCGCAGCGGCTGCTTCCTTCATGGGCAACGCCCATACTTTTAAGATTTGGTTTAATCCTCTTGAATCGTATAAACTAATGATGATTGCAGCAATGGGGCTGTATGACGATTCGTTGGTTAAGACTGCCCAGAAGCGCGCAGAAGATGCCAAGAAATCCTCTAAAAAGAAAAATAAAGGCAAGTCTGAACCTGTAAAGACTATTGCTGATGAAGAGGAAGTGGCTAAGCGAGCCGCTGAAGCAGAGAAGGCTGAAAATGAATGGGACTTGCTTACCAAAGGCAAGAGTAAGCATTCAGCTAAACTAACCCAAAACTACGGTTGGGATCAGGCTTTGTGGCGAGAAATGGAAAAGTCTGAGAAGCAGGGATCATGGACGGAATTGGGATGGTATCTCTGGAATAATGCCATTACTAATTCTGTGTATATTAATCGTTGTGTAGTTGCTATTATGATCCATGAAATGATGCATATTTTGTGGCATCACATTGGACGTACTGGCAAGCGCATTCATGGGCAATTTAATCTGGCAACTGACTACGCAATCAATCAGTGCGTTGATTTCCCTCCTGAAATGCTCAAGGTTCTCATTGCAAAAGAAAACGAAACTTTCTATTCTCGGTTTGTCATTAGTTATGCTCGTCATAAGATTATTAACGAAATTGATCTTCGCAAAAAGGCAAAGAAAAAGTTCGGACTGTCTCATGACATGAGTGTTCAGGATTTCGTTCAAGTAGCTTTTCCACGGGTTGAAGCCTTGGAAAAGGAATATATGCTTGATGGTAGTTCTTGGCATCCTACTAACCTAACTGACAAAAAGTCTGCCGACTTCTACTATCGAATCCTTGAAGAGACTATGATCTTCCAAGAGGGTGAAGGTGAAGGAGAGGGTCAAGGCTCTGGAAAGGGAAATCCTGTTCGTGGATATGATGACCATAATCAATGGGACAACATTGCCGAAGATGAACGTGGCGAAGGCGACGATGAAGGCGAAGCCGATGGCGACGATGAAGGAGATGGTAAGGATGGCAAAGAAGGTGACGAAGATTCTGACAAGGATGGAAAGGGCAACGGAGACGAAGACTCTGCTGATAGTAATGGCGATGGTAGCCAACCCAAGCCAAAACAAGAAGGAGGAAAGGTCGATCAAGTCCGTAAGGAATCTAAGGGCGGAAAAGCCAGTAAATCCAAAGGCGATAGTAGCAGCGGAGGAGCGACCACAAAAGAACGAGGTCGTGGTGAAGGTGTCGGTGCTGCTCATGGTGGTTGGGATGTGACTTCTGCTTGCGCACGGCAAGAGGCAAAGGGAGTTGTTCGCGACTCTATGAAGCGGGCTGGGTTCAATCCAGACGATCCTAACGAAGTGGAACGCTGCTTAAATCGCACTCCTGGAATGGAATCTTTGGGTGCCTATATTCACGACTGGTTCAAGGTCCGTACTAAGTCATGGAAGGATATCTTAGCTAAGTATGTGGCTACTGCTATCAATCCACAAGAATTAGATTATACCATGAGCCGTGAGAATCGGCGCATTGCTGGAATGTTTCCTGGTAAGAGGCGCGAACGTGGCATTGACCTAATCGTTGCCATTGATACTAGTGGCTCTATCAGCTATGCTGATTACAATGATTTCGTTAATCAAATCGAAAAGATTGTTAGAGATTGCGATGTCAATAAGGTTCGTATGATCCAATGCCACCATAGCATTGCTTTCGACAAGATGGTACGGCTACGTTCTATTAAGAATATTCCAGTCGTTGAGACTGGTGGTACAACCATGCAAGTCATTTACAAGAAACTAAAGAACGAAAACAATCGCAAGCTCCTAATTTTGTTCACTGATGGTTGTATTGACCACTTTAAGAACGAAGGTTGGGGATTCAAGAGCATTATGTTCCTTTCAAGAGGAAACCGTGGATATGCTGATGCCTTGATAGAACGAGGGTTCAAGGTCATCTGTCAGGATGAAGAATAGCCCACTGTAGGGGTGTATTATAGTGAGTGATACACCCCTACTTCACACTCAATTTAAGACTAGAAAACAAAGATAAGTCCGTTAGAATAAGAGAACAACACAGGAAAGGAATACCTAATGTCTCAGACTTTCAATCTCGCCCAAATAAATGAAATCGTAAAGTTCTCTGTCCAGAACTCAAAGGGCAAGATCAAATTACCAGTTGCTTTGTGGGGTGTTCACGGAATTGGTAAGACCAGCATCATCTATCAAGTTGCTGATTGCTTGGAGTGGACTGACAAAAACGGTCAGATTCAAAGTGGTTACAATGTTGTAACCCTTCACCTTGCTACTCAAGACGTAGCCGACCTTATTGGCATTCCTCGGGACCTTGAAGTAAAGGATTCTCGTGGTGTGGTTGTTGATAAGGTGACTATCTGGTCATGTCCCGACTGGCTGAAAAAGGCTAATGACTTGTACGAGGAAACTGGTCAACCAACGATCTTTTTCTTGGACGAAATGAACCGTGGTAACCGAATGGTTTTGGCTGCTATGCTACCTTTCTTGATCGGTGGCATCTTGCACACTCATAGCATCGCAGACCAGTCTGCTGTTGTTGCTGCAATGAACCCTGCAACGGATGACTATGAAGTCAATGAACTTATCGACAAGGCTCTTCTGGACCGTTTGGCTCACGTTATCATGAAGCCTACTCACCAAGAGTATATCGATTACCTTGAAAAGAAAGGTGTTGATCGTGTTACTTTGGCAGTTCTCAAGGAAGACCCTACCTTTACCAAGGTTGAGGACTTCGAATTGGGGTTTGATGTCAAGACTTCACGCCGGTCAATTGATTATGTTATGCAGATTATTGGAAAGTTGCCTTCAAGCTGGATCAAGCAACACGGGCATTATATTCTGCGTGCATATCTAGGTGATACTTGGGCTGATACTTGGATTGAGAAGTGGAACGCTCGTGGTAAGGCGATTACTATCGATATGCTTCAGGAATATGAAAAGTATGCTGAAGAAATCACCGAAATTCTGTCAACAAGCATCGATGGTCAGGAAGCGATTCGTCGCGACTTGCTAGTGAAGGCAGTTGAGCAAATCGAAACTTACATTAACGACCGTGGAGATTCACTCACAGTTAATGATGCAAAGTGGATGATGAAGTTTTTCGACTGTCCGTTGGTAGATGATGAATATGCTGCTAGCATCTTCCAGGCTAATCCGACCATTCGGAGCCGAATCGAAGATGACGAGGAATTCAACATCGCCATTGGAGAATTCATGCGGGCTAAGAGCATTTGGCAAGAGCAGGATGTCGCTGCTTGGCAATAGTCAATCAACAAAAAGGCTATTGAAAAAGAAAGAAAAACAGGTAGAATATACCTAAAGAAAGGAAAACAATGTCTGTTACTGCTCTTCAGAAGACTCTAAATGTCAATTGCGCAAAGACCATGGAAATGGGTGCTACCCTTATCGACTTGGATAATACCACTGGTTACATTTCAACCAAGTCGGTAATGGGAAGCCCTCGCAGTTCGGATCAGACTGTTTCAGACCCTAAGACGGCATTGAGTCTCTATCCTTTGATCATTGAAACCGAATTAGAAAACGGATCACATGACGAAGACGATTCTTTGGTCACTATGGCTTGTGCATGGATCAATGGGTTTATTCCTCATTCTCGGGGTCTTCCAGTAGCCGACCAGCGTCTTGTGTGCTTAGCTACTAATGCTATTCTTCAAAAGTATGGCATTGTTCTTAGCGATCAAGCATTTAAGAGCCGCCCCGACGACCGTCTTAATTCTCTGTTCACCGCATTCAAGTGGTATGGTAAGAAAGATTCCGATCCTATCATGCCAGCAGAGGTTTGCATTGACACTGCTATCAAGGACTTGACATATAAGGGACTGGTTCATACTAATTGGTTCAATTCTCCGTTACCTATTCGTTATATGGTTCACATGCGCGGAAACAAAGACACTCATGACTTCGTTTATTTCATTGGGGGATCGCCTGAACTGTTAAGAGAAAACATGTCTGAGACTTCAAAGGACATTTCCTCTCTATGGAAAAGCGTTAAAATCCATGCGGAAGAAGCAAGGAATGCAGACCGTATTACTGTGACATGTTCTCAGATGCTGGGCGATCCGAGACGAGTCTGGTTTCAAATTGACGATCTTTCTGAAGATGAAGAAAATCATCCATGGGTTAAATCCCGGCTTGAAATGCGCAGGCTAAATCGTATGATGCAGGGAGTGATTTACATCCGCAATGCTCTCTACTATCTTAAGAATTACATGAAGTTGGAAGAAATCATCGAATTCGATTATAATAAGGGTGAACCCAAGACCCTTAAACTCGAAGATGTCTTGCAGCGTTACCAATCGGTCTATACCTTCGTGCGTAACCTATGCGATCTTAGAGAAGAACTAGCAATGGGCGTCATAGGCTGATAGACGCTCACTAGCTAAAGTTACAAAGTTCAAGGACTCCTGGGAAGCCAGGAGTCTTTTTTTATAAATAGAAGAGGAGAAACAATGCCTACAATACAAGCCGAGTGGATGTCAAGTCCTTTCATAACGCCTCATATAGACGACAGTGATCCTGACAACGATGAAGTCGAAGCTAACTTTTCTGATAATGAAGTGGCTTGGTTCAATGTCAAGATGAACTTTGTCATGTCTAAAGAGGAACAGATTGACGAAAAGCGTTGCTTTGATGAACAAGTTAGATTGGGAGTCATAGAAAAAGATGGTAGACCAGTAGGAATGCCTGCACCACCTAAGAAGGTAGTTATACCGAATCGTCCCAGCAATGTTCTAAATTCTCCATTTGCTAATAAAATTGCTGGACAAGTCGCTAACAGCAATAAAAGAAAACTAATATTAACAAGGAAATCTAGATGAACGAATCATGTCACAAGTGTCCTAATTGCGGAAATGTTACTTTTGGGGTCAAAGCTTCTTCTATAAGACTCAAGCCTATAATTTGTCCAGTCTGTTCTAGAAACGGATTAACAGTGATAATGGTTGAAAGTCAAGAGAATGATAAACAGTATATGGGTGATGGTCTTTTTTCACGAAAAAAGCCATTGACCGAAAACAAAAAGATATTGAATGAAGGTGTGTAACTACTGCTCATTATTGTATAAATCCTGAAGAGAGTTATAATGAGTCCAAGGAGATTCATTATGACTAAATTACCAAAACTAATCGTTTTGTTTGGGCATAGGCAAGAACACGGAAAAGACACTTGCGGAAAATTGTTAAAGAATTATTTGAATTCGATAAACATTAGTAACTCAAGACATAGCTTTGCCAAGCTTTTAAAAAAGCAAGTAGCTGAGAGATACAATCTTGATGCAGATAAGATGGATGATGCTGAATATAAGAAACAGTTAGTTCCTTGGGCGAGTCCAAACCCCGATGGTAGTGTTAGAACTGTTAGAGATTTATTACTTTTAGAGGGATGTCATGGAAGGTCTTTGTGGGAAGATACCTGGGCTTGGTCAGCATACGAAGAATCCCTAAAAAGCGGTAATGAAGTTTGTTATTTAACTGATTATAGATTTCCCAACGAAAAGGAATCTTTTGATCGCCTATTTGAGTTGTATGTTTCTACAAATCTAAATAACAAATTAGAAAACGCCATTAAACCTGTTATAGTATCCATCCAAGTTTATAGAGAATCAGGTGTGTTTAAAAATGACGGAGCAGATGCAGAATTACCGGATGATTTTGAGAAATGGGATTATAATATAATAAACAAGGATACTAGTGATTGGTTAGAACTTCTTGATTTCCAAGTAAAAGAGATTTTTAATTCTGTATGGAGAGAAATATGTCATGGAAATTTATAAAATTAAATAAAGCCCAATGCAAACATTGCGGAGATACTCTAATATCTACGGATGAAAATCCATCAGAAACTTGCACATGTACTTCACTGACAGTTTCCGGAGGTAGTGGTTATTTGGGTAGAACTGGAACTAGGGGGGAAGACTACAAAGAAATGTCTGAAATGGGGTTTGATAAAGAGGTTCCTATTAAAGATGACGTAGGTGACACTAACAAAATTAATCAATTCAAGAATTGGCAAGAGCAAATAATAAGAAAAAATAAAGGAGCTAACCTTGGCTGAAGAAATAAACGATGAAAATTTTCTGATGGTGCCATATAATCTTATTCAATTAACTGGAGAAATCAATAGAGAAATTACTATTAAGATGACTGAACTTCTATTAGAATATGATTATAGAAATCAGTTAATAGATGTCTTGCAACCAATTCACATTTTAATTAATAGCCCTGGTGGAGAAGTTTCAAGCGCATGGCAGATAATTGACATAATGGATGCAATAAAAAGCCCTGTCTATACAATAGGAACTGGTCTAATTTGTTCATCCGCAGTTTCTGTTTTTATCTCTGGCGAACCAGGACATAGAATACTAAGTAGTCATTCTTCAATAATGTGTCATCAATATTCATGGGGAGTTGAAGGAAGATATCAGGACCTCAAAGCTATTAAACCTGAAATAGACAATATTCAAAAAAGACTTGAGGACCATTATTGCGACAGGACAGGAATAGATCGCAATATATTGAAGAACGAATTGTTTGGAAATGCTGATAAATGGCTGACTCCGCAACAAGCTAAAAAAATAGGATTAGCAGATTCTGTCATGAACTTTAGTAAGAGGAATCCATTTACTATTAAAAAGGAACTCCAACCAAAAAATCAAAGAAAAATTATAAAATCATTACAGAAACAACAAGAAAACCTAAATAAATTAATTGAGATGGGAAGCGAAGAAAATGAAGTCCAATAATGAATTGTCTGAAATACAAAAAGAATTGAAATCTCAAGAGATTGACAAAGTTAATGTTAATCAAAATCCTATTATCAATGAATCAGCTAATAGAAGTTTAGATATCTTATCTGACCTTCATAAAATTTCAGTTGTCACTGAAAATGAAATAGCTAAAATAACACAATCTAAGCAATTTGTTTTTGAATCTTATATTGATGTTCCGTCACATAGAACTTTTGTTCAAAAAATGATAGGCGTTTTAAGTGATGATAAATTCCCTACACATGATTCTAAGTTTTGGCAATGCAAGAAAGAAGCCGAAGTTCAATATCAAGAACTAATGAGAGCCTTCCATTCATATCAATATGGAATGGTTGACATGAAGGAAATTATATATAAGAAATCAAAGGCTATTGAGTCTTTATCGTCGCCCAACTTTTCTGGCGATAAAACTCTAGTTGAATTTGATATAGAAAGATTAGACATAAAATTTCAAGAGTATGCTATAAGAATAAAGCAATTTGAAAAGGAAATCAAATACAGAATATCAGAAATATTTGATTGGTTTAGAATTTCTAAAGAACTAGAGCCTAATATGGAACACAGTTCTAGAGATTATGCTGAACACGAAGTTAAAACAATTTTCAAGAAGCTTGAAAAGGCTATAGAAAATTCTAAAGAAGTAGGAAATGATAAAGCTTTAGAAAACTTCGAAGGACAAATGGCAACTCTTAAAAGGATTCTTTCAGAAAAAGCTAAGGAAGCTCTTAAAGAGGATCAATAATCCCAATATTCTGTTATACAATAAATAGGACCATAACCATCAGGTATAGTGTAATCAATAGTCATAAAGTCTAATGGGTTTTGTGAATCATACTCACTTAACCATACGCTAATTGAAAAATCTGAGCAATATGAAGCATCGAAACTCGGGACAACTGAGCTAATAGGAGCATCAGTTGCTCCTGGTCCTGTTATTTGAACGTTTACTCCTATTAATGGACATCCAAACTCGACAGCAAGCCAAACTTCTCCGGATGCGCTTGAATTAATTAACTCTGACCATTGGGTAGCTGTGACATAAACTCCAACAGTTATATAGTAATTTGTAATAAGTCCTGGAGGTACATTAGAAAGTTCATTTTCAATCATATTGTTGCCTGAATAATAATCAAAAGCCCCTACAATTTGATCACTATTTGCAGGCGGGCTTCCGGGAGCAGTTCCGCAAGTTATAACCGCTGGCACAGACGAACTACTAGATACTATAGAGCTTCTACTACTACTATCAGAACTTAAGCTACTCAATGAACTGCTTAAGGAGCTTGAATTACTACTAGATAAGCTACTTATTGAGCTACTAATTGAACTGCTAATAGAGCTTGATGAACTTGATCTGCTACTAGATAAGCTACTAGATAAGCTACTCATTGAACTGCTGACAGATGAACTAATACTAGAACTTATACTTGAACTACTGCTACTACTATTAGAGCTACTACTAATAAATCCTTCCGTTCTGCAATCACAGCAATCTTCTGGAAATGCTTGTAAAATTAAATTCCCATTTTCTTCATTTTCTGTAATTGAAAAACAAGTTTCGCTTTTAATTCTTCTAATATAATCGGTATATCTAGCCTTCCCCCATTGCTTACTAGCTATCCATCTTCGAACTCTTCTATTAAACAGACCATGAGATTCAAATCCTGTTGAAAATTCGGTTCCGTTATAAATGTCCTTTTCACCATAAACATTATCGATATCAAATGACCAAGCTATTAATTTTAGGTCTCTTAATGTTGATTCTGACTTTATTTCTATTCCATTATCAAAATTAATTTCAGCAGATTCTCCAATAGAATCTCCTTCAATAACATTTATAGAACAATTTTCAGTATCTAAAGGAGTTGTAACGTTAACTATATAATATATAGTTCCAAACGACCACAAATACCTTTCACCAATTTCCCAATTATTTTCAGTATCACTTAGATATCCAACTCCTACATTATTTCCTAAGTTATATGAGTTGAAATTACCATTATACCATGTATCTATGTCAGTTGATTCTGATCTTAATACTGACACTCCAGTTCCATTGGATTGATGAACAATATTCAGACCAGTTATGCGAATAAAAGAATCACTTATAAAGTCTTGGTGTATGAAAAGTACTTGATTTGGATTTTCCGAGTCACTTGGTAGAGTGTCTATTGACGGACCATATGGAACACTATTAATTATAGTTGGGGTAGGAGTCTTAATTCCAGCAGTTTCTCGGCGCTTAGAAACTACATTGGCAAATAGAAATGCCTGAATGCATTCGTTCTCATACTCTGGGAAAAATGCATCATAGTTAACAAAATCAGGATTAGAATACAAAAATTCATCATTAGGTGATTTAGGTGATCCTATAAAAATAGGAATTATGTCTCCCGTTGCTAAAGACGGCAAATCAGAAACAGGAGTAGCATTTTCTGATACTCCTGTTTTATTCTCTTCGAAAGTTGGTTCAAGTTCAGGTTTAATAACAGCATTCGCAAAGTTTATATCCTGTTCTGGATAAGGTTCTTTAGTATTGAATGGTGAATCCTGATTTTTTGAACCTAGTTTCTCAGTCTTTACAACTGGACGACGATTCCTACGATATAGGGGCATTCATTATTCCTCTGGGTTTGACAACTCCTGTTTAATTCGTTCAGTATCGTTGACTTCTTCTTCTGTTTCATTTTCAACTGAAAGAATATGATCTTCAAGTTTTTCTTTTGGAACATTGACTTTAAAAAAGAAAGGAATATCAGAGAAATCTGTTAGGTTTAATCCGATATCAACGCTTAAAATTTCATCGTCGCCAAGTCTTTCCTTAACAAGGTCAGTTACTCTGGTTCTAAGATAATGTAATGATTCAACTGTGAATACTTTTTGGTCCTTAACATAGTCTCCAAGTACCTGTTTAATGGCTCTTTCTATTATTTTGTGTGTTATAGGATTGAGCATTTTGTTAGGCACTTTGTTTTCTTCCTTGTTTTTCACATGTTCAATTACTAGATCGGGATCGTCATTTAAGTTTTCTGCCATTGGATTCTCCTTGTAGGCATTATACCTTAAAGTTGCAAATCTTCCTCGCCTTCTTCGGCTCCTAAGTCTTCGTCTCCAAGGTCTCCTAGGTCTCCGAGGTCTTCATCTCCAAAATCACTCATATCTTCACCTGCTCCCTCGCCCTCTGCTCCAAAGCCTCCAAAATCGCCTTCAGCGTCCTCAGAATCTAAAGTTTCGTCTTCTACGTCGTCTGACCCGGCAGCGTCCCCTTCTTCTTTTAGAACGGCGTATACGCTGCTTTTAGAGCTTCCAGTTCCTTCAGCGATGAAGTCACTTGCAAGGGTCCTGAAAATTGAAGATTTCATATATTCAGTGATTTCTTGATTGCTTTCTATAAATCTTTGAACTGACTTTGGAGTTTCAAAGAATATAATATTAAAAACAGAAGGTGGTCTATCTGATTCTTTATACAAAGAAGCTTCAACAAGATTAGGTCTAATCTTCGGGTCTTCAGAAAAGTTTATTTTTATATTTGATAGAAACTTTACAGCTTTTTGATTGTCTACCCAATTTTCCCCAAAAACTCTATCCATATAATCTAGAACTCTTTTTATAGCCTGAGCTTCATCGTTTGGGTGGGTAATCTTTCTACGATTACCTTTCTGATCATTAAAATACATAGGAATGTTAGAATTATATATTATTACCTTCTTTTCTCTTTCAGCAATTAGTTTGAAATCTTTTCTAAGAGTTTTACCCTTTTCAAGGTATACTTCGTATTCATCTGGAGACAATCTGGAAATTAATTCGTCTACACGGACACCTTTTTGTCTTTCTATCTCGCTCATCATATCAAATGGATTGATCCCAGAGTTGAGGAACCTAAACTTAGCTAGTCTAATATTATTTTCATTAGTTAAACTATAATCTTGTTCTGGGGTTCCAGAATCTTTAAAAAGAGTTTCTACTTTTTCATTATCTGATGCAAATTGCTCTTGAGGGTCTTCTAGAGAATCTTCGGAATCATCAGAAGATAAATCTTCATCTGCATCTGTATCTTCGGCGTCGTCGGGGTCTTCTTCAGAATCAATTGATTCTATGTCTTCATCAGAAAAGAAATCATCTTCATCTGAAGTTGTATCTTCAGTATCTTCGGTATCTTCATCAGTTTCTGTATCTTCTTCAGGCTCCTGCTCAGAAAGTAGGTGCTCAAGAATTCTAGTGCGAATCTTTTCGTCTCTCATACAACCCTCTAAGTGTATTTATAAAATCTTATTTATTATTGTCAAGGGCTTTTGACTTTCCAATCCTCTCCTGGTATGGACATTCAGTACATTCATACCAAGGAGTCGGATGGTTATGTAAACGACAATCTACTTTTCCATTAGAAGGAAATTTATTTCCACAACATCCTGTCATAGCCTTTCCATGTCTTTTATCACATGGGTATTCTTTTTCTAGCCATTCTAATCTATCCATTATATATCCTTTAGTATTTTATAGTCATCAGAAGGAACAAAAGTTGAGTATACCCACGTAGTAGGTAAGATGATTTTGTTTGCATCTTGATATGTTAATTCCTGTTGACCTATGGTTTGAATATGTAAATCTCTGAACTCAAATTCTACAACTTTTTGATGATCATTGTCTAATAGCATAAGATGACCATTCATATAAAATTCTTTTGCATACTTTCTCCCGGTTAAGTTGTTAAACTCTTCAGGGTTTGATGCTGCGTACATCCAATATAAAAGCATTCTATAGATAAACCAGTTTTCGTCTCCTATTAGATTAAGATTCAATGTTCCAAATTTTAGCTTTCCTGTAATCGCATTCAAATCAGCAAAAGCGGTTGATATAACTGAAGTATCTAAATTAAGGTCTGGCAAAGTGAATGATTGAAGAAACATACTAAAATTATAGGTGTCTTGATTGCTTTCCTTAATGTATTCAAGTCCATTTTTTACAATACTCTCAAGAGTACCATCTGGTATAACTCCAATCTTTTTGAAATCATCTTCTCTAAACTTTGATAACAAGAAGCTTGAAGGAACTCTCTCTAGAATAAACAAAAAGTTATTGCTATGAGCCTCATTAAGTAATAATTCGGTATTTCTTATGATTTCACATTTCATTAAAAGCTCTCTTTTGAAATTACTCTAAAATATTCTATAGTAGTATCACTACAAACATCATTAGAAGGAGTTCCACTTGTACCTGTTGTTCCAGGGGTTTCAATGTCACATCCACTTATTCCTGGACTTCCTGTAGTTGGCTCAGTGCAACAAGATATGTTTGTACTTTGTAAAGTTATTTCAACCCTATATATTCCATATACACATCCAGAGCAACTTATTCTATAACAATAAGTATACCATCCAGGTCTATCAGCAATTTGACATAATGCTGAATCAACTATTTTTTGGTTCCTTGGGTTGTATATTTTTATATTAGTGCATTCAGCATTACGATAATCATTTAAATCAGGAGGAACTGTTAAATCGATATATGGCTTATTTGACACTATTATTCTCACAGTGTCCCCGCAATAAAAATCCTTAAATCCATCACCTAAACCCATCTCGTCCTCCTCTTATGAATACTTCTACCTTACTGCATCTTTCAATAAACACACTTTCTATTTTTGGGCAATAAAACACATCAGGAGACCCACTGGTTCCGCTAGTACCACTTGTTCCGCTAGTTCCACTGCTTCCACTTGTTGCGCAATGATCTGGACATTCATCTAATGCATCCCCTCTGTCATATCTATTATTCCAATAATTAAGAGATTCTACCGATTCTTCGTTCCAATCCCCCCAATCGAAAACGTTAGAAAAGTCTTCCTTATCAACATCTCCATCCCCATCAAAATCGTTTCCGTCTCCTGGTTGCGTTGTCATTTTTAATTACCTCTTGATAATCCTTTTTGCCATTTATTAATCTCTATGTTTGCTGGACAAGTTGCTGAGTTAGAACTAAAATCTGTACTTCTATTTAGATTATCTTTGGGAATTGCTCCACCCGCTCCACCAACTGAATCTATTCCTGCATTTCGGTTTACTGGATTCAGATTGTTGATTTTTGTTAATCTACTCTTATACACTTCACTTTGAACAGTTTCTAGACCGTCCTTGATTAATGTAACATGTGATCTTGCTTCGTTTGGAGCGATTTTATCAACTTGTTCATAAATAAGCCAATGACCGGACATCATCATATCAACTCTAGAATCTGACAAGTTGTTGTCAAAAACAACATCACACATATTACCGACTCTTCTGTAATTATTTAAATATGAAGATACATGACAAAATATCCCTGATTTAATAGCATTCTGTGCGAATTCGTTTCTCTTCATAGCCCAAAGCTTTTTGGGGTCATTAAAAGGATGAGGTCTAAATTTACTCCATTGGTTTCCATAATTCATCTCATGTAAAGAGAAATTACCAAGTCCCCAATAGTTATTCTTTAGTGTGTTGAAATCAAATCCAATGTATGAGTTGTCTGCCAAATAATCAAAAGTTGCAAAGGTTTCTCCACTTAATCCACCAAACGTCGATAAGGTCCTATCAAAATAATCGAAGCCGTAGGATAGCATCGTATTCATTATTTCATAGCGATTATCTTCGTTTTCATCTTTAGTGTAATCTCTTCCTTTTCTTTGTTTATTGGCGGTTGATCTATATAAAAGGTGAGCTTGAGTGTTTGTGAAAAAGTGATAATTTTGAGAAGACATGTATGAATATATGGAACGAACCCTAATAGTAGGTCTTAATCCCTCTCCTTTTGGGGGATCAATATTAATAACATAATAAGGAAAAGTTCCAGATGATGTTATAAACTTTCTAAGATAGCTAAGAGTTTTAATCATCGTCCAATTTGGTATATAGAAATCGATTTTGTCAGCTTCTGTTTTTAATGACTCTTCAACGTCTATATTGTAAAAATTATTGATTATAGGACTTGATTTAAGAGTATCAGTTATTAAATCACTGAGTAACATTGATCTTCTTGGATATCTTCCTGGACCTCCCCCATCTATAGGGTAACTTTTGTATATAACATTGTTAGTAAATACTTGGTACGCAGGAGCTTCTACAAGATTCATTACAATTGCTCTTGCTCCTTGTCGTCTTTCGTTAGGAAGTTCGACTTCTTTTATATTGACAATACTAAAATGGAAAATCTTTTCAACTGCTCCTGATCCAGTTGAAGAAGGAGCATAAAGGTTTTTATATTTGACAGTTATTATTTCATTTCCAGTAAAAGGAAATAGTTCTCTAACTGCCGTTGTATCAAATAAGCTTATCTGGGCAGTTCTGAACATCATGTCAATTCCATCATAAACAATTATTTGATATATTTGATGGGTTAATTGCCATTGTAGAAATTTAGGAGACCTTGATCTTGAACCGCGTTCAAATAATTCTTCATAAGTTATGTCACTCCACTCTTCGACAGGAAGTCTGGTTATTCCAACTTCATATGATGCTTGTCCTACGCTTATTGTGGGTTCGTTTTGATTGATTTTAGATTTATCTGGCATCTATTTCACTTTCCGATAAATTAGCCTTTCTGTTAATTTCAGAGACAATATTCTTATAACTCATAACTTGTCTTAGTATCTGAGGTATGAAATTAGAATCTAATACTCTAATTGTGTTGGCTGGAAGATTAAGAGGATGTCTTCCTTCTAAAACATCTTCTAAGAAAATAGTAGGGTCTTCTGCGTCATTCACCAAAGGAATTAACCACCAAAATTCAATAGTCCCATAGTAAGTATTACTTATTTGATATAGGGTTTCTCCGGTAGTGACTTTATGATAAACATATGCTCCTTCGGAAATGTCTTGGGGAAACGAAACTACTCTATAATTATTCCATATGTCAAGTATGTTTCTAGATATCTCTGACTTATCATATACTATTTCAGGAAACAGATTAACAAAGCTTGTGTTTTTATGGGTTTTTTGTCTAGGCATCTATTATTCCCTTCCTCTTTGTATAGGATTTTGACCGACAGTGCTTCTAGAAGTTGGCAAAGATTCTGAGGTTGGAGTCGATCTAGCGGGAGTTCTCCTTAATACTTCAACACGATTACTTAAATTAGCATTTCCTGATGTAAATTGCTGTAATTCGGATTCAAACATTCCTAGCCAATCATCAGCATACATTTTATCAAGAACCTTTAATGTTAATGAACATTCACATATTGCGGGGAAACAGCGTTCGTGCATTATTCCTTTGTTGGTCAATGCTGCCAGCGTATTTTCCATTTTTGATGTTTTACTTCCAGCATGAATCCACGGTCCTTTATAGTTATATCTAAAACTTGTAATTGCGCACTGAGGGAATCTGAATAGACCACTAGTATGAGTAAATCTTATATAAGATGGAGGGTCTAGAACTGCGAATCTAAATCCTGGGAAAAATCTTTGGACTGCATTCAATACTTCTTCCTGAGCAGAGGCATCTTGGGAAGCTCCCGTCCCTCCAGCTTGGGTTGCAGCAGCTATTTCGTCCTTTTCGGCTGTGTTTGCTGCATCAGGGACGTTAGAACCTGATCCAGTGCCTTCTGAAGAAATTACATTACTTTCAGCCAACTGAGACAAAGGTTCTTGAATATTAAAAGGCTCGGTCGATCTCTTGGGAGAAGACCAAGCTAACATAAGCATTACTGGTATGTATATGTCTCTAATGAAGTCTTCAATTCCCCCACCAGCAGTGAATAATGTAAATGGGACAGTAATTTCAGGAACTGAAGTGTCTCTGTACTGATCAATTAAGTCAAATTTAAAGTTTCTATTCTGGAGGAATCTACTTTGCGCTGCTGATTCTGCTCCTCTAAATCCAGTTGAAACTGTTTGATATACTTGAAGAGCATCATTAACGAAGTTTACACCTTCTGATATAGTTTCAAATATCGATCCTAATATGCTTCCTGGGTCTCCCCATTCATGATCAATTCCCAAATCCATCCAATCTTGTGAGTTTGGAGCAATTCTAACAATAGCAATAGGTTCTGGATTCGCTACAGTTTGAGTTGCGTTTCTATCATATTCAACTCTTACAATATCACCCTCAACCCTAGTTCTAGTAGTATACGGAGTGTTTCCAAGAAATTCAAGAACTACTTCGTCCATGCTGTGACGTATAATTCCATTATGAGCAGCACCGGCAGCAGCGTTAGTTTCTGGACTGTTATTTGCCCAAGATTCAGGTTCTGTTATATTTAACTTGTTTAGATTAGTTGAAATTGTTTCATTAGGTCCTAAAAGACGCCCAGAATTATTTGAAAACTGGGGTCCACTAAGAAATTCAGCATTACTAACACCTCCAGATTTTCTTCTAGCACCTTTTCTTGGAATATGAAAATCCGAACAAGCTTCTATAGTAGGAAAGTAGAAAGAGGGAACTGATGTTCCAGCACTTTGACCAATTTTTCTAGGCATTATATAGAACCTCCTCTACCATTCAATTTACCTTGAGACAGCATTTTGTTTAATTGTATTTGCTCATCAAACTTAGACATATCAGCATCTCTCTTTCCTCCACCCATTCCAGCAATAGCCGAAACTATCTTATTCCCCATTGCTTGAACATATGATCCTAGTTCATCAAATTTCCTATCTAAAGATTCATGTTCTTCTTCTTTTAGGTTGACGGAAGGTAAATCTACTTGTGGTAATAATTTACTAATAGTATCAGCTATGAATTTGGCACCTCGTTTGTTTAAAGGTATGATAGCTTCATCGTCTCCAGCTTCTGCAACCCTAACAATCATTCCATCAGCAGCTTCATTAATTTCAGTATAAACTTCATTAACTGTTGCAGAAGTTTCAGGAGCATTTCTGAGATAATCTCTCAGAGCATCAAATTCCTGCAAGAATCTAGGTCCAGGCTGATTGAAATCAATTCCGAAAACTGCTTTATAGTAGTCATCTGTCTGATGAAGTCCTGCGTTAGAACTTCTAAAATCTACAGTAAGAGCATCAAAGATAGCATTTCTCATTCTGGGAGAATTCCAATCTTGTTCTGTGAACCACTCCCACCTTGTATTAAGCTCTCTTGGAGACTGCTGAGTCTGGTTATATACCGATCTAATTTCGTCTAAAACAGAATCTCTGTCTTCATTTCGTAAAATTCCAACAAGCATTCTAACATCACGATAGTCTTGAGCAAATATAGACTGAGCCAGCCTAATATTAGAAAGACCTCCGTCAGAACTTAATGCATCAAGTTCATCTCTAGATTGTCGTAGTCCAACCGCCTGTCCAATAGCTGCGGTAGCTGAATAATATCTTGAAGCTCCAGATTCTCTTAAACTAGAATATTCAGAAGCAACATCTTCTGGTAGAACATATTGAATTATCTGATCTATTCCTTCTTGTACCCATTCAATCCATGGTTCCAGCGTATTACTTACCCAATCCATGAAGTTCATAATAGCATCAAATACTGGTCCAACATAAGGAATATCTCTAAGCCATTCTCCAAACATTGTTCTCCAGGTTTCGTCTAATTCCCAGAAGTAGTCCCACATTTGTCTAAAAAAGATACCTAAGTTAGTAGAAGATTCTAACAGAACATCCCAAAGGAAAGGTCCAATAGCAGTTGAAAAACTGTACCAAACATCGGACAAGAATTCAGACCAAGACTTTCCCTGCATTACATCATTAAACCACCATTCACTCAAGTATTCCATAACATGAATAGCAGCGTTTGCTATCCATTCTACTACCGGACCTAAGTAAGGTTCGACATAAGACCAAATATTTTGAACTAATTCAGTAACATACGATCTGAAAGTCTCGCTAAAAACCATAAAGAATAAAAATATCAAACCACCTATAGCTAATAAAGGAAGTAGTATGGGAGTTACTATATATGCATTAATCCATCCAATTATTGCTGCTACTCCAGACCAAATTGCAGCAACAACAGGAACAAATATTTTGTTCCGCATGAATGATGCAACCTTTTTGAGAGTTAGGCTGGCTATTTGATCGATTAACATTCCAGGAAGAGAGAATACATACTTAAACCCATCACTAACTTTGTTACCAACCGATTTAAGCATTTCTTTAGTTTCTTGATACTTAGACTGAGAGTCTTTAGTAATAGATTCAGTCGATGCTGATATTGCTGATGAAAGAGTTTCAGTTTGAATAGAAGAGGTCTCAGCCATCTTATTAGAAGCCATCTCAGCTCCAACAATTATTGCATCTCTTAAAGATTCAATAGAATTTTTCAAATCTTCTGGAATTATATTTAGAGCATGAATTATAGAATCAGTTTTAGTTGACAGTCCATCATATATTTCTTCTAACTTCTCTTTTATGTCTTCTGTACTTTCAGAAATTTCTCCTTTAGAGCCAATTGCAGATTCTATCTTATGAGTTAATTCTAAAAGTCTCTCATGAGTTTCTTTGTTGTCACTTACAGATTTCTTTTCAGATTTGTCTAGTTTTTTGTTGATTGTGTTTTGTGCTTCTTCAACATAACCCTTCACGGATTTTATGGAATTGCTTTGATCGCGGCGTGCTAAACTTATATCTTGTCTAATTATCTTAAGTTTATTTTCAGTACTTTTGACTGTATCTATTAATTCTTTCATAGACATTACTACTTCATCGTCTCCAGAATCATCAGGACGTTTTGTGTGTAGTAGTTTCATAGCTTCGCTAGGATCGATAATAGCCATTATGTGCTCTTTTTCTTACCTCCGAAAACACCACCTATAGTTTTGCATATTATTTCTGTGCAATTTTTGGCAGTTTTGAATGCAGCGGTGATTAGTTCTTTTCTACTTTCAGATTCTTTCTCGTACTTCTCTGTAAACGCATTTAAATAAAAATCGAACTCAACACAGTTCATTTCTTCTGCGTTGCTTATATTTATAAAAGAGTCTGCAACAACTCCCATTTTGGCTATTTTGTTTAGTATGTTGACATAACTATCAACATACATCAACTGATAAAAAAAACCGTTATGTTCGCCATTTCTGTCTTGTTTTCATACCCACAATGACTACATTTAAAGTTGAATGGCATTTTGACACCATGGTCTATTTTTCTTAGATAATTGTTTATCTTATCAAGTACGTTTGAGTCTAAACTTTCAAAAAAGTCTATTTTTTCTTCAATCTTAAAATCAACATCACCTGACATGTCTTCTGAGGTAACCTCTACTCTTTTAATAGCACCTACCATATGCATGAATTGTCTCTCAGTTAATGACTCTATGTTTCGTGCGTAAATAACCGAGTCAATTTCCTTTTCGTCTTTTCTAGTAATAGGTCCTAGATACAATGTTATTTTGCCTCCAGCAGTTACTATCTTATTATCTATAGGATTTTCTTCATCAGATTCAAACATTTTAACTTGAATGTTGTTTAAATCGTAATCAATTCCTGTAGTTACTTTTTCACATTCAGGGCATTTGTGAATAATTTTTACAGTGTCTCCAGCAGCAGACCTTCTAATCCATGTTAAAATTTGGTACTTTTCAGAAACTGTTATGTCATCAAGACTGATACCATCTTCTAAAGTTACATATTTCTCTACAATGTTGTCAAACAATTTATGTATTAATTTCTCATTTTTAGTTTCAATTGCTTTCATTAAAGACTTTTTGTCCTTAACTTTAAGAGGCTTTATGAAAGCTTGTTTTCTGTTGTAAGATAGTTCAATAGGAAGTTCTTCTGCTTCTGTTTTCGCAGATGCTTGAATTTTACGCAAATCATCTACTGTAAAAAATGACTTTTCGCCCATACTTTCTCATTTAATGAAATATATAAAAATACCTAGGAATTCCTTCCTAGGTATTATATCATATTAATGATAAACTATTACTAAGATTAGAGTCCTACTCTAATTCCTAGATTAGCTCCAACTGTTGTTGAAATGTCAGCTTCACCAGCAAGGCTAACTCCTCCAGTTACTGCGCCACTAACAGCAGCAGCAACATTGAAGCTGGCATCAAGCTTAATAAACGAATTAAGCGTGTTATCAGCAGCACTTGTTGGATTACCAGAACCAATTGTGAAGTAATCATAAGCAAATTCAACATTGAAAGTTTCTGGTTCAACTTCACTGTGATTTAATGAGACTTCTCCAACGTTTGCTGGGAACATACCAATAAAGTTATATTGAGAAACAATTCCCCCGACTCTGTTTAGCTGAGAGACTTTAATGTTATCTGCCTTGTAGTTTAATGGAGAACCAGCAACTTGTCTTTGAGCATCAAAAATTTGCGCGCCCCATCCTAAGAAACGGTGACGAAGAATGTGAGCTTCATCAGCTAAGAATTCTACCTGCCAATTATCAAAAGTAGGAACTGTTGCAACTTTATATTGCATTCCTTGGAAAGGAATTTCAGTTATCTGGATATTATATGGAGGTAGAGATGTTGCTCTTGCAAAACAAGTTATCTCTTCACCTGAAGGATTAGAAACTGCCGGAATCTGAACTAGGAATAGATATGCTTTGGCAGTGTCGCCAATGACGTTTCTAAAGCTAAACAGGTTGTAGTTTTCGGTTGGATATGGCATAATTACTCCTTTAAGATATTATCAAACTCCAGAAGAGGCACCCACAAATTCGGTGAATTCTACACCAGAACCAACAGCAGTGAATATCAACTTAATGAACTCAATTACTCTTGTAGGCTTGACTAGAATTTCAGCAACGAATTCATTACGATCAATTACGTCTGAAGAGTTGTTCGACTCGTCAGCAACAACTAGATAATCCAATACACCTCTTCGGCTTTGAATTTCAGCGATGAAGTTATTAACAAGACCACGGAATCGTGAACGAGTTGCCTCATCATTAAATTCAAACAAGAAATATCTAGCAAGTTTTTCTATGCTTCTTTCCATGTGAAGGAATAAACGACGGACGTTAATTCTGTCAAAGGCAGAAGGCTTAGCTTGTAGAGTCTTTTGACCCCAGATAACAATTCCTTGACCATCGAAATTTGGAATAGTGTTTATTCTGTTATAATACAATACATCTCTTTGTGGCTTGTTATGCTCAAGAGCAACTTTATTAATTCCACTGATAATACCACGATTTAATCCAGCAGGTGCCCACCAAGGATCATACTGGAAGTCAACTCTGGCGATAACGGCTCCAACATAACCAGTTACAGGAACCCATCTTAGCTTTTCGTTATAGAAGTCAAATATCTGGAAATATTGACCATAAATTGCGCTATAACTTGAGTTTATGTTAAGTTCTCTGTTAACATAATTCTTCATTGAAGAATAAGGACGAGAAATAGGCTTACCAGTTGAAGTGTTGATCATATTCGTAACAGGTACTTGAAGAAGTGCTATACAATCCTTACGGACATTTCTAGCAATATCATCAATGCTACGCTTTAGAATGTTTGGATAGTCAGGGTCAAGAAGAATGTCAACTTCGAGAGATTCTTTATTAGTAAAATGCTCTCTCCATTGCATTTCAATTTCACCTACTAGATCGAATAGGTTCTCTGTAAGGGCATCTGCTCCTCCAAGATTAATTAATCCAGTAGATACTAGATCGTATCCAGCAGCACCTGTAGGACTTGCTCCGACGAAGAAGTAGATATAATTACTATTTCCGTTTACAACATTGTCAACAAACATTAAGTTGCCCTGAGAGTCTCTCCTACCAACTAGTTTAGAACATATGTATGATTCTACCTGATTTCCTTCTGCGAAGACGTGTAGTGCAAATTCATCCTCTTCGGTTGTTACATCAGGTCCAAACTCGAAATTTAGATACTGAGCAAGCAATGCACTATTTATTTCCCAAATTCCTTGAGCACTATTAGCTGGGGTTACAATAATATCATCAGCTAGAGGATTTCCAGCCAAATAATCTCCAGTATCATCAAAAATAGGATTTGAAGTTGTTGGAGGGGTTCCTACCCAAATATCGTATCCTGGTTGACCAGTAATAGTTGATGGAGGATCACCATTATAATATTTGTAAATAATTGCCTGTTGTTCATCTGAAGTTGCAGCTTGTGCAAGTTCTTCCTGAAGTCCTAAAAGTATTTGATAATCTTCTGCGGTAATGACTACGATTTGAACGTTTTCGTAGTAAGGTCCAGCACCAACGCCCCATGCGTGATAAATTTCGTTTTGAACTTGCGCAGGACCAGTTGCTCCATCAAAAATAGGAGTACCACTGTCCAGAGCAATTGGAGTAGTGTCAGGTATATCATCATAAGTAAGAGGGAAGTTTTCAGCAGCTAGAGGAGTTGGATAAGAAGCTAAAGAAGCTCCACTTAACCCAATAGTAACACCTGCTACTAATTTATCACTATCTTCAGTACGAACAACGTGGAGGGCATTTGACCCTTCCAAAAATGACTTTGCAGTGAAAAAATGCTTATAGTTTACATCATCTGGGCGACCAAAAGTATCAACATAATCTTTTTCAGAATTAATTAGTACTCTAACGTTTAAGGGACCGCGTTCAGCAGCTACAACTATAGCCCCAACTGAAGAGGTTACTGTTGGAATTCTAAGAGATGCATCGCGTTCGATTATATCAACGCCTGGAGATTGATTAGCTGATCCTACCATAGTCTACTCCTTATGAGGTTACTTCAATAGTATTTATAAGTCATGAGTCTTAGACTTAATAAATAATTGAATTTCTCATAAGTTATATTTATCATCATTGAGATAATTGTCGCCCGAAGTCATCCAAATATTCGTAACCATCTGATGACGCTTTACTTATTCTTCGCATAAACCTGTCAGCAGTTTCCATATCTTTTATCATGTTTTCGTTATCAACAATGTTTTGAAGTTCTTTTGAGTTAGGGTTATTATTTTTTGTCCAATATTCATAAAAGTCAATCCAATAAGGAGTTCTAAGAAGATATGATACCCAATACCCAGAAGCAACGGTATCATCATGATACTCGCGACCCTTTCGAGCCTGGAAAATACCTGTGCGAACTTCTTCATAATACGTAAGTTCCCTTATCATTGCCTCCGAGTTTATAATCATCTTTCCGGATTCAACGTCTTCTTTAAAGTAATTGAGAGCCTTTGGTTTAGTCTTCTTATTGGAATTTATTCCATATTCACCCTTTTCATGATTATAGAAAGTGTTTTCATATGAATGTGTGTAGTATACTTCATGAACTACCGCATGACCAAGATCATTGTTTTCTATTATTAATACCGCATCATTCCAGTCATGTGCTATTTGGGGTATTTTGTCAGTAAAATCAAACACAGATATGTCATTTCTTCTAAACATAGCTACTTGTTCTATTCTTCCACCACTTGCAAACCAAGTTACATCAAAGATATTTAACACATGAAAGTCAGTATTAGCTCCTTTAGCTGTATCAGCACCAATAGCATATAGATGTCCCTTTTCGGGACGTTTCCAAATATAATATCCTTCGTCTGGATAAAATGCTGGTTCTTTATGGTGAAGGGTTGAGAGTATATCACCATCTATTAAAGTATAAGTTGACCCAGTGAAACTAACTTCAAACTCCTGAGCAAATTGAACTTTAGACATAGAGTTAAGCATGGACTCTTTCCATGTATCATCTCGGTCGGGATGTTCTGACCAGTGTATTTTAGTCGGAACCCACACATCTCCAGTAGTTTCATCTTCTTGTTGGGCATTTGCTCTTTTCCAAAGATCATAAAATAGACCAACCGCACCATTAGGGGTAGATACCACAATAACACTACCTTCAGTGGTTGAGATTGTTGGAAGATTTGATGCCCAAAATTTGTCCGCTATGTTTTGTTCTACGAACGCAAACTCGTCCAGAAACAGTAAATTAACAGAATATCCACGAAGGGCATCTGGAGAAGTTGCCTTTGCGAATATCTTCGTTCCATTATCAAAATGGACTGACAAATTATCATACTTTTTAACTCCTGGCTTAAGAAACGGAGGTAATTGTTCATAAGCAACTTTAATGTCATTAAGAATGTCTGCGGCGGTGTCTTGTTTGTTAGCAAGTATTGCAATTTCTTGGTCATCGTTAAAAATAGCATACCATAGAAGATATATACAAGAACAAGTTGTATTATGAGAAATCAAATTGTTTGTTATATATTGATGCGAGTCTGAATTAATTTCTAAGTCATACATTACTTCTTCATGTCCTAGAGGCTTGCATATAAAACAAGTTGATTCTCCTTCATCTGTTTGAATTATGTCCCCTGGAACTACGTCTTCAACAAATATTTCTTCAAACGCCTCTCCAACCTTTTTATATACTATGTGCTTGTCTGCGCATCTTAAATGATCACCAGATTGAAGTTCCAGATACCAAACATCATATTTTATGGTTTGCATGGCAGCATTTACAGATGACCACCCTTCTGGAGATTTTACCTTATATCTTTTTGGGACATCAACAACTTTAGTAAACTTTAAACATCTTTCCATTACGTCTCCAATTCATAAGCATAATATCCAGAATTATAAATTCTAATTAGGTTTGTGTTTTCTGATATTATTTGTTTTTCAGTTTTTCCTTCTATATCATAACCCATTTTCTTTAGATTTTCTTTTCTATATTTAAATCTATGTTCTCTTACTAAAGTTGATGGGTTTACATAGAAATAAGATGGTTTAGATTCTTTTACTTTTTTAAATCCAATTGTTTCATAAAGATTTCCATTCGACCAGCACTTATCTGCATAAGACACTATTAGTTTATTTGGATTTTCCTTTTTAAACTTAGATAAAAGTCTGCTAGCTCCTCCGCGAACTACGTGATATTTTTTTGTAGCATATCTATTGAGTTCCAAATCGTATTTTCCTCTCCCAGTTATAAAGCTCATCATAGCTACATATTCGTTATTATACTTGAGCCCAATTGTATAACTATTTCTAGCATGTCCTTGTATGTGATTGTCGTCATAGAACTGTATTTGATCTTTAACTGGTACTCTGCATACTTCACAGTTTCTAGCAGATATTTTATAGCGACTTATTCCTAGAAGGTGCAGTATTTTACTTTCTACAATTTCTCTACTATTATTCCATTCATCCTCAAATATATGAATCAACTGAATGCCAACTTCTTGACACTTGTTAGTTTTTTCTAGATGATAATTGATTTCTTTTTTCTCGTCGCTATGCCAAAAAATACCATTATATTCAAATGCTAGTTTCTTTGAAGGTATTAATATGTCTAATTCTTTTCCTATAGAATTTCTGTCGTTCTCTATTACTTCTTCCGGAAAGTGTGATTTTATGAATTTAATTATCTCTTTTTCACAATATGAAACTATCTTAATATCGTTAACTGGAAAACAATTAGTGCATAATGTAATTCCTCTTTTTAGTCTAGTATAAACTAATTTAGTATCCATGGTAGTTATGCAACTACATCTAGAACATTGAAAAGTCAATCTTTGATGTTCGAGGTCTATAGCCGTTATGTTGTCATTCTGGTCATATAATTTAAGTTTAGATGTTGCTTTTGTTTCTAATGATTTTTTCTTAAATTCTTCGCATTTCATAATATTTGACGTTCCATATCTTTCCTTCATAGTCTCTATTGCTTTTGACCTGTTAGTAAAGTTAGGAGTTCCATATTTTTGAAGGTTAGTGTCTTTTGCTTTTGTCCTATTAACAAAAAAAGCATCATTATACTTTTCTAATTTAGTCCTTTGGACCTTTTCTTTTACCTCTTTATCATTAGAATAACAATTTGGATTTTTGCAGTGAGATTTATATCCTTTATTCAAAGATATAAAAGTCTTTTCGCTTCCACAATTTTGACAATACTTGTCCTCTTCCTTTCCTACATATTCATCATAATATTGTTTAGCATTGATTCCATGAATCTTTAACAAATGCTGTGTCACAAAATTTGATGATTTTTTAGAAGAGTATTTAGTATGAGACTCGCATATGTGACAATAAATTCCTTTAGGATGACTCTTTTCGTTTTTTCTATTTAGAAAGTTCTTTATCTCGTCGTAATCAAAGAAATAAGTTTTCCCAATGAGTTTAGATGAAACTTTTCCTGAAGTTCTCCAATAATCTATAGTGGTTTTTCCAATACCAAAATGTTCAGAGATTTCCTTCGTGGAGTGTATATAATTCATAGTATTATTTATACTGGGTGCCCAAAATTATGCAACCAAATTAATCACTACGAAGGCGAGTGTGATTCGCAAAGGTCAAAAAACTCCTTGATAGTCATTTTAGAGGTTTTATCTAATTCTTCATCATAGACTTCTATAATGGTATCTTCTGTAACACATTTTCCCATCTGTCTTGCTGACAATACTACATTAAAACGATTCTTATCAAACTCTTTGATTAACCTCTTTTGAAAATCATATCCAGTAAAATCAATAAGTTGTTTACCATTCTTACCAATAATGTAGTAATAATTTTCAGCAAAGTATTCAACCTTATGAGAGCATTTTCTAAGCTCTTTGAGCATAGCAGGAGTCCACTCTACTTTATGATTGGGTCTTAATACATATTGATCGTCGTATTTTATAGGCATTTGTTAATCCTTTTTGAATGGAGAACCTTTACCAGAATTTCTATAGTTCTCTTCTTCGAGGTATTCTTGTATTTCATCTTCGTTTTCAAATTCACCGTCTCGCATTGCTCCAAGAACTTCTTTCATAGAACCTATCATTAAAACATTAGTAGTTCCAGTTCCTCCTGGAAGTGCTATGTTCTTTTTAATTGTTAATTTTTCTTCTTCTACTCTTATTTTTCTTTCGTCAATATCACGGTTCTGAATTTGTTTTACAGCGTTTGTCACAGCATTGGTTATAGCTGCCATGCATTCTACTGCTCTTCCGCTAGGGTCTTCTTCAATTTCTCCCTGGAGAACTCTCATGCTAGATAAACCTATAGTAGCGATTTCTCGAAGACTCTCTTGAACAAACTTTTCGTCATCGTTATTTTTTAACGCTGCTATTTCAGCGTTTATTTTTTTAATCGCATTCTTTCTTTCATTTTGGCGTTTTCTTTTATCATCGTCAGAGGTGTCTCCTTCTTCTAATTCTCTTATCTTGTCTCCGACTTCAAGTAAATCATCTATTTTCTTTGGGTTAGTCATCACATCTCCTTTCTTCTTCAACTGCATCACATGTATCGCTTGGAGTATCTATATAATAAACACCACTTAACTCTGTTGTATATGCAAGCCCGCCTTTATACAGGGTTCCTGAATTTCCATAATCATCAACACTGGATTCTATCACAACCGGAACCCACCCTAAAGATACTGTTTGACCATCAACAAAAAAAGCTTCTTTTTCGTACTGAGGATTTTCAATGGTAAAAGTATAGTTACCTAAAGCATAATCCATTTGTTCTCCATATAGACCCCAATAAGCGTCTTCTTCACCGTTATTATTAGGGTTAATATAAGATTCAGGATTTGGTTCCACTTTATCATCTGGACATAGCCTATTATGATAATCAGCCATATGTAGTTCTTCATTTCTAGTAAATGGCTTAATTATACTCCAGAGTCTTTTATCCATATCTAAATAATCACACGATCCAGAAAGACAAGGCAGTGAAACCACGTTAACTGTTTCACCTCTTGCTTCAGGAAATCCTAATCCAATATCTGATCGGGTTTCATCCTCACCTAAACGTATAGTAACTCTTCGTATAGGCTTTTCAATAGGCTCCTCAGGTCTATAGAAATTCATTTCCATAGAAAATGCTAATTGCATTTGCAAAACACGTCTAGAAGTATTATCAAGCTCAGTTACAAAATTAGGATTAATTGAATCTAATGTAACTTTAGCTTTTCTTTCAGTACCAATTCCACGTTCCACAAAAGAAACATAAGCTTCTGGATTAAAAAACGGAAGTATGTTTTCTAGGATTTGAGCCATGTCATCCATATATTTTGTCCAGATACTAAGTTCTAAATTAAGAACATAAGGAACTGTTTGAGTATCTACTCTAGCTATTGGTTGTGGAGAATATCCACTATGCAAAGCTTCTAAGTTATCTGGATTAATTATTCCTCCATTTTCTTTTAGCCTATTTAGACAATATTCTCTTCCTTTGTCAGACTGTAGATATTCAATAAATAATCTTCTTTTCATTTTCTGACCACGCTGTCTTTCTGGACTACGTGATATTCCATTCCATGTAACTGACAATCTGGGCAAGTAATTGTCAGGAGAGAAAACGCTATCGGGATTGTCAGTATCTTGAGCTATTAAAGCTGAAACTACTTTTTCTTTAGGTCCAATAGTAATAGGAACAGGCTTCCATCCAATTGCTTGACCTTGATTATTGTAGACTAATACTGACAGGTCATTAAACATGTCAGAAAAAGCTGCAACAGATGACCAAATAGTTTTAAGATAAAGGTAATTTTTCATGTTTACCAATCTCCCCAATCAGGCTTTTCAGTTCCAGGTCTGAAAATAATACCTCTTCCTTTTGGTAAAGCATCTGTGCCGTCTGGATTCTTGCCAGTTGTTACCTTTTCTATAAAATCAGAATCACTGCGTAACGTTCCATCAATATTTTGAATTCCAGGAACTTTATATTTCTCTCTTATTCTTCCTGAACCATCACCAACAAGCACATCTTCTGGAGCATCGTCAAATATATTTCCTTGCAAGTCTGTATAACCGTATCTTTGTCCGTCTCCTACTACTGGTTGACTGATTTCTCTTTCCATACAAGTTAATACATAAGCCCCACGATGTCCAAAGAAATTACCTTCGGCTCCTAATGTAGTTTCATCGACGTGATTTACTTCAAATATTTGAGTAGTAATGTCATTCTTAAAAGTAAACTGATCATTCGGTAACGGTCTTCTACCTATTTGCTTTAATACTGTTTGTTGATGGACAAACATTACAAACTCTACTTTGTTCGATTGACCATAAGGAATGAAAATTAGATTTTCATCAATTGCTCCACCCTCTATAATACCAGTAAGTAGCCTGACATTACTTCTACTAAGAGTTTGATCTTCTCCAAACACACGATCAGAATTAACGTCCACCTTAACTGGATAATAGTGCATAGGAACACCATAGATACCAAACCATTCAGCTATTTGATCATCAAAAAACTCTATTTCAGTTTCATTCTTGAACTGACCACCAAATTGACCCCAAAAATCTTTATACTCCCAAGGATTATCTAGTCCTGCCATATTAATCACCCAAACCAGAACGGCTTAACTGGATAACTATACTTATTATCCGCAATTTCTTGCTCCAATTTATCTCTTTCTTCTTTTCCTTCACTTAGATAAAAATCACCATCTATATTAGAACCACCAGGAAAGTTGACACCTGTATATTTTTTGACATTGTATGCTATGTTTATTTTTGCAATAGCTAAAGCGTATCTTCTAATCCATATATTGTCATATAAATCAGAATCTTGTACCCTAGCCCATACAGGAATAACAATGACGCCATTACCAACAGGAGGAGGTATAAATCTTATTTTTCTTGAAGCTTCGTGGAACTCCGCATCTAACTTAACAGTATATCTCTGTCTAAGCATTTCTAGATACTCTAATCCCAACTCATAACCAATAATATCAGCACCGCCACCGGCTGCTCTAGTTCCTTGTCCTCCTCTGCCTCCAAAGCTTGAATATGATCCTCCAAAATTACTGGTCCATAAAGCAGTACCAGCACTACCAAATCCTGCTCCTTGGATTCCTCCGATACCAGTAGCTAAAATTCCTTGACTAGTTAAAGCAAATCCTCTTTCTAATATAGGCTCTGTCAAATTTCTTCTATCACATGCTTGTTCCATTATTCTTCCAATTGCCTTAACACATCTTGGAAGCTGATATTCCTGCTTAAATCTTAAAAAAGGAGCGGCAGAAATGTCGGGAAGGAAACAAGGTTCCATTCCTTGACAAGCCATTTCAGTTCTCATTTCTTCATCAGAACGATCTTGAACCTGAACTACTGCGTATTGTATTTCTGTTCCCACACCACCAGCATGTTCTGTAAAGTAGTCAAGAGATTCGTCTATGCTATCTTCTACCTGCGCTATTGTAATAGGAGGCTTTACAGCACCTTGACCTAATCTTTTATACATCCAATCGATTAGAGTATATCTATTGACTACTTTTGCCATATCAGGTTACCTCAGTGTATTGTTCGAGTACTGTCTTTAGGAATTTGTATAGTTCCATCCTATCATCTTTGACCTTAGAATAATCAACATTAGCATCGTCCATTATTCTCTTAAGGTCTTTCTTCTTAAGAGTCATCCATTGGCGACCGTTCATATTAAGTAGTTCTTCTAAAACATTTGGATCAAAAAAAGGTTCTGAAGTCTTATCTACTGGGTCTTTGTCGAATTCTTCTTCTTCAGTTGATATGTCTACTACTTTAACACTATTTAATGTTTCTAATACCGGATCAGGTTCAATTGCATTCCAACTTAAAAATCTCATCCCAGGAAGACCATTAATTAATTCGTATGGTCCAATGAATGTTTCTCCTGGCACTACTATTCTACCCATAACCTTCATTGGAGTCTGAGCCGATCTGATAAACTTAGCAATTCTTGGGTCTTTTGACTTTTTGCCCGCCATTTTTGTTCTCCTTTGTTATTTATAATATTGTTACAACTATTCGATCCACTTTGCTCCAGTGTCTGTTACGTCTTTTAGTTCATCATCATCTGTTGGATCATAAAGCTGGTCTTTTCTTTCTTTGTCCTTGTCCTGTTGTTCTTCAAATAATTTCTTGGCTTCGTTCATATTATGCCTAGCTTTTTGTATTCTCTCTCGGGCTTCTTCTTTATCTATCATCTTACCGGCTCTAAGTTTTTCTAACTTAACCTTCATTTTGACGTATTCTTCTTCTAATTCGTTTCTTCTTTTTCGGATTCCGCTTAATGTTTTCAAGTCAGCACCAACTCCTCCAGCAGATACCATATTTTCTATGTGAATAGTAGCTAAAACAATTCCTTGTTCTAACTCCTCAAGTTGCTCAACAGTGGATGCTATGGCTCGGTTTAATAATTCTCTATCATCTGACATCTTCTGCTCCTATTATAAAACAGTAAAACTTCTTGTGGATTGGATTTATAAATCCTTCCTTTATGTTGTTCGTGTATGTTACTATTATACCATCATATTTCGCTCTCACATCTTCTAAAATAAGAAGTCCACCAATATTTCCTCGTTTTACTAGACAATCAAAGAATGTTTCAGATATTTTTGGAGGAGTTATGTTAGTAAACTTGTTTATATAACTTGGAGAGGATATTGCAATATTTCCAGATACCCTATTAGTGTGCTTTAATATGAAATTAGAAGCTCCGTGAATAGCATACATTATGTCTTTATCAAAGAAACTATTTTTCATAGATGATTTTAATATAGAATCTCTCAAATCTTCGAAATGATAAGGTTTCATTTTATACTGAAGAGCCTTATCAGTTGCATTCATATTTTCAGACATGTTGCTCCTTTGCTGTTAGAGAAAATTTCATATGACCACAATCATATATTCTATACAATCCTAAAGATTTAGCTAATTGTTCTTCAGTAAGTGACGAATTGGATATATTAAGAATTTTGAGTAGTTTTCCTTTATTAAAACTGAACCTATGTTTTCTTTTGTAATCAGTTAGCTTTCCAAAATAGTAGTAATTTTCTTTAGTAGTATACTCGTACTCGAATCCTATATTTTCATAAACGTTTCCACTTCCCCACCTAAGATCGCAAAATGTAACTAATTTTGATCCTTCATGATCTTTCTTAAATTGTGCTAGTAATTTGCTAGCCCCACCTACCACTACAGTATCTATTTTAGAACAAAATCTATTAAGTTCGTAGTCATAGTTGCTTCCTGATTTTGAAACAGAAGGCTTGCTGAAAGTCATCACAGATATTAACTCATCTTTATAATATAAACCATATGCTATACTAGATTGTCCTCTACCTTGTATATGGTTAGTTTCACAAAATCTTAGTGCTGTCTTATTGTCTATAATTGATATTTCAGTTTTTCGGGCAAAAATTTTGTTGTCTATTTTTCCCATTAGATTCTTTATTCTAGATTTGCATATTTCTTCTTTATCTTTCCATTCATCTTCAAATATAGTTAATAACTGAATGTTGTTGTCTTTGCAAAATTTCCATTTTCTATGGTGTCTCTTACTATCTTCAATGTATTTAGTAGAATGCCATAAAAGACCACAGTATTCTATAGCTAATTTTTTCGATGGAAGATATATATCCAATTCAACTCCGTTTATTTTATATTCTTGAATTGCAAGAGGCTCTAAGGATTTAACATACTCATAAACTTCATTTTGAGATTTCCTTTTTGTACTTTTATGACATGCAGGGCAGGGGATTTTTTCTTCTTGATTATAGTTCTGGTATTTTCTTTTAAATTCATGTCCACATTTATTACATTTTATCCTTAGAACTGTGGTTGATGTTATCTTATCAGAATCATTTAGAATATAAGAATCACTTTCGAATAATATTGACTTTAGATTTTCTCTCATTTTTTTGTTTTTACTTTCCAAATGGCATTTTTTACACCCCATACCGTTTATGAACAAATTATGTGGATATGTATATTTGATGTTTCCACAGTCATTGCATTGGAATTTTGCTTTTGTTTTGGTGTTTTTATACTCAATAAGAGTCCATTTTGATTGATCCTTTAATTTATTCTGGAGATTAAAGGGTAGTTTATCTATATCAATAGGAGGTAGTTTTAATTCTTTACTAATAGTAGTATTATCTAATGTTGATAGTTTATCTATCAATTCTTTTTGAGTCATTATTCCCAGCTCTTTTTTCTTGCACAGTGGGCATTCGAATTGTTTTTTATTTGATTCCCAATGCGATAGACATTTAACAGTAAATTCATAATTATCTTCTTTGCATTTGAAAGTAATATAATCTTTCCATCTATTATAGAATTTCTTTATAGGGCTAAATGTTACATTATTAATTTTGGCGTATTCTTCTATAACTCTTTTAGGAATTCCTTGTTCTTTGTATTTAGTTTCCTTAATACAATGCGGACATACTTTAGGGTCTTTACCTCTTCTTATTTGAGTTATTGATATTTTATAGGTATGCTCTATATTGGAATTGCATTTAACTTCTATTAGAGTGTTACAATTAAAATTTGTCTCTTCGGGTGTGATATATTGACACCCATCAAAATATTTACTTAGTAATTCATTCATATTCGGTTTTGGTCTTGGCATTAAAAAGTTCTCAAATAGTTGGTTATGTTTACTACATTATAAATTAGGAGACGAAATTTACAATAGACCAAAAAATATACGGGGACGAGCCCCGTATATTCTTTGATATCGCTTGGATTATCAGATGGAGCCTGCGAGAGACGATCCACTTAGACCACGAATATCAATGTAACGGTAGTAGTTTTCTGCACCGAATAGGTTATTGCAGAGCCCATAACGAGTCATTACACCAATTCTAGGATTGAATGAATCCTGTCCAACAGCTTCTAGGAACTGTAGTGGTACGTATGGTAGGTAAATAATACCTGCATCAGCGTCTTCACGTCCCTTATATCCTACAACGGCATAGTCAGTTCTAGCGAACATGTCGCGATAAACTGCAAAACGTCCGATAGTACCAACCTTAGCGACACCTGATACTTCAGTTGCTAGGTTAGTTGCAACACTGGAAACAGAGAACTGTTCGAGTGCTTCAAGAGCAGCTACAACACCTGGGCTAGCAAGAACAAAGTTACCGGCTCCACGACGGGTTGCTATGGCAATCTCATTGGATGCCTTTAGAATAGTCGTGTATAGAGTACGGAACTTTTCTTGTTCCCAGCGACCATCGGCTCCACCGAATACGGTGTCGTCGTAGTTCCAAACAAGGACACCACCAACCTGAGCGATTGAGATGATGTTTGCCTTGACTTCAGTGTCAATTTCAGCAGCAACTTCGTATGCAAGAAGATCAGAAAGCTGTGCAGCAATGTCAACATTGTGCATGTTCTTCAAGTCTTGTTGAGCTTCGTGGCTCCAACGAGCAGCGAGCTTACGAGTCTTTGCTTCGATTGATTGACGTTCAACAGAAAGACCCATGTAGCGGATTCTTTCTTGTTCGTCAACACCACACCAGTGGGTTTCACCTAGTCCTTCTGCATCTTGAGTGCGATATCCACCACGAGGAGTAACGAGCGAGTCGTCACCAACGATACGGGAATTGTCACACCAAGTTGGGAATGCAGCAGCCCAATCAGCACTGGTAGGAGTTGTGGTTGCAGTTGTTGGGTATCCACCGGAGTAGAGTGACTCAACAGTATTGTAACCAGCTTCTTGTCCAGGATAATTAGCTGAGGTTAGACCGTCAGTTGGGAAGCTGCTCTGATAGCGATAACGGAGTGCATATGCAAGTCCGACTGGGGTGAACATAGGCTGAACACCTACAAGTTCGTTAGTTACTAGTTCTGGGAAGATACGAGCAACAAGAGGCATTGCGATTGCCTTGAATCGTGCAATACCAGACCCAGTTCCGCAAGAATTGTCGGAGCAAGAACCAGGAACTGAAACAGTTGCACCGGCTGCGGAATCGGCTTCGTTGAGAGCTTCGTTAAAATAACGGTTCTCTTGTTCTAGGAGTTGTGCAGTTAGTTCTGCCTTACGGTCGTCGCGTACATGCTCGACCATGCGATGCCACTTCTTCATTAGAGCTTCGCGTACATTATCAGTTAATGCCATAGTTAATTTCCTTTCAAGGTTTCTATGTTAGGGGTTATCTTAGTGATCTATTAAGTGACTTTTGCCATGATTCCATTTCCGCGTCGAAACCGGACTTGGGTTTGTTAGAAGGAGGATTCTTGATATTCTCTTCTATTTGGCTTACTTGTCGTTTTGCTTGTTCACTCAATTGTTGTCTGTTATTTTGAGTAGGCTTCTTAGAAGGAGCTTGTACTCTTTTCTTTGCTGAGACGCTTTCATTGATAATAATATCTCGGACGCCTTCAAACTTTGTTTCGATGTTTTGCGCAGTTGCCTCAGAAAGGAGCTTGCGAGCACGCTTCTTTTGATCCTGAGTCATGCCTTCAGACAACTTGTTGAACTTCACTTCTTTTTCTAGTTCCCTAACCTTAGCAGTCAACTTAACTGCTTCTCTCACTTTTGCATTATAGGCTTCAGATAGCTGCTGACGTTCGTCTTTAGCTTCCTTGAGGGCTTCCACACTTGATTCATCAAGTTTAATATAATTTTGGTTGAAGAGTCCAATGACACCTTCTACCAATCCCTCTAAGGCTTCTGCCTTAGCTGCTGCTTCAATCAAACCTTGAGGAAGTGCTTCTGGAAGCTCGGCTTCGAGGTACTCGTCCAGCTTCGTAAGCATATCTTCAGTGTATGCATTAACATCCTTAGCAAGAGCAGCCTCTTGCTGAGCACGGAATTCCATTGCGGTTTCCGTCATGACTTGTTCAAGGCTTCCGCGCATATTCTTAGCTTCTTCGTATACCATCTGTTCGATGGCTGCGCGATATTCTGCTGAGGTTTGTTCAACTACTCTAACAGTTTCATCCTTATAGTTTTCTAGTTCTTCAAAAAGAATCTTTTCTTTAGTTGCGAAAGCTTCTGCCAACTCGTCAGCAAACTTTTCAGATTCTGCTTTGAATTCTTCTTCTTGTTCTTTTAGTTCTTCCTTTAGAGCATTGTTAGCTTCAGATAGTTGACCGACCTTTTCTTGAAGAGCTTCTATTCTTTCCTGAGCTTCGCTGTTCATAGCTTTTGCTCGGTCAGAAACCAATTCGTCTAAGTAACTACTTACATTTTCGGCAACACTTTCATTAAGTGTGTCGCCTAATGCTTTCTTCAACTGCTCCATGATAGCTTTCTTACCGCTCATAATAGAACTCCTGTCGTTAATATGTATTTATACGCTTAATCAAAGCGTTCTAAGAAAATCTTCTAAACAATTTGTTAGATACTCGTCGCGTTCATGTGAAGGGATTGTTGATACTGCTTTACGTAGATTATTACAAGCCGCTTCACTTCTTCTTAAAGAGGATGATGTGTATTTTCCACCTACGCATATATAATCAACACTTTCAAGTATTCCTTCTACAAATCCGTCAGGTGCGGAAGGGTCTGCAACAATGTCAACAGCGATAAGTTCGTATTCTGTTACCATCTTAGGATCGTTCATTCCCATGCTTTCACCTAAAGCTCCTACTCCTCTACTAGAAACACCAAGTTGCCCATCTGCTGAAAGCAGGGATTCTGCGGTTCTTCCATATTCAGTATCTACAATTCTTGCAGAACCTATACAGTTAGTTCCATCCCAAGTTAGACTATCAGTTATATGACTCACTCTATGTAGATTTATTTCAACGCCTTCTGGATGTCCAAGTTCACCATAACTTCTAAACTTCTTAGTCTTTTCGTTAGGGAATCTGTCGTTGATATAATTTTCTACACAGGGAACTAGAAGAGACCTTGGATAGACTCTTCCATTTCTATTCTTGACTTCACTCTGAAGAAAAACACCAGTTATTCGAGCTTGCTTTTTCTTCACTCCTCCTATTTCAACTTCTTCATAGAAGAACTTGTCTATAGCGTCAAAATTAGGTGCATTTGCTTCTGTAATAAGTTTCATTATAATTACCTATCCTTATGTGCTTCCTTGACTTGTTCGGCATAATTTTTAAGAAAAGCCCTACGTTGATTATTTATAAGTATTTCTGTCTTGGCTTGCACAACTTGTGGAAATATTTCCTTTGCCTTAACATAATCATTATTATTGATAGCATCAAGAAACTGTCCTGACATGCTTTGATATTTTTCTCTAGCGTCCATGATTAACTTAGCCTCCATTACATTTAGTTCATCTACTTTTTTTAGAAAACGAGATTTTACCGCTTGCCAATACTTCTTGGAAGAACGATCTTTCTCGTCTTTGTTTTTCGCTTGTATTGTTTGCTCTTGAGCAGAATCGTCCCATAAACGTTGAAGATAATCAACGTCTAAATTCTTTTTAACTGCTAATCTACTTACTAATTCATTGGGCATATTGATTCCTTACAATCCAAAATCTTCCATAGTATCTTCTTCAGTTGCATCAGCTTCTTCTCCAGTATCTTCTTCTGGTTCTTCTGAAACTAATAGCTCTTGATTTTCGTTCCATTCTTCTTCACTGATTTCTAGATACTTCATAGCAACCCACTTTCTACTAAATAGTGGCTTTTCAAGGTCTATTAAATCAGCAAAGTGACCAAATTTCTCAAACTGTAATTCAAGTACCTTAGCTTCCATATATCTATCAAATAGATTATTAGTAAACATCTGAACTTGAATGTCCTGATCGGATATTCCAAATTCTTGAGCAATTCCCTTTAATTTCAAGTGAGTTAAGAAAGTAGAATGGAAAACCTTTGAGAAACGCTTAGAGTACTTCTTAACCAACTTCATGAAGTTAACTTCGTCACTTGTTATATCATCATTGTTTCCGATGGAGAATCTAGCTTCTTCTCCGTACCTACGTTTAGGTATTCCAAGTCCTTGAAACATTAAGTCTTTAAAGTAATCAACATCACCAATTTCTCCCAATCCTTGACCACCGGGAAGACTAGTAACGTCAGAACTACGACCGCCTTGGAATACTGGAAACCAAAAGTCTTCAGTCATTGCCATCATATCTAACCCAGAGTCAACATCTCCAGTTGCTGGATTAAAATATTTTCTTTGTCTGTATCTACGTATTGTTTCATCCATAAATTGATCGGCGCGAGTAGGTGGTAGAGCGCCAACATCAATTTTGAATACTCTTCTTTCAGGTGCTCTGACAATTCTGTAGATTACTAGAGCATCTTCTAATAGCTTTAATCTTTTATATGTTGTTTTAGCAGGCTCAAGAAAACTTAAAACAATCTTCATAGACTCGTCACGAGCCCAATCATATAGACCACTATTAGCATATGCAATTTGCTCTGAGTGGAAATTAATTAAATCGTTTGACTCTCCTTGATATGCAAAGAAAAGTATCTTATCGGATTCTAGGTCCTCCCATATTGGATGTAACCTAGTTGTCATTAGTTTTCTAACTTGAATAAGACCTTTAGTTTCATCAGCGTTGTCAAACACCTTTTCAAAGGCAAGTTCACCATCAATTAGAAACTCTCTAAACCAACGATCTCCGTTCTCGTCTGCTTTCATTATGTCGTAAACTACATGATCAAACTCAGCAAGAAGCGTTTTACGTTGATTTACATTTTCACTTATTCCCTTGTTTTTTATTACAAGTTCACATATACGACCTTCTTTATCTTCGTTGATAGCTTCGTTAACATATTCTTGAACAGCAAAAGCTAATCTAGGATACTTTGCCATTTCTCTATATGTTTCGATCTTTCCTCTTTTATCTCTTTCAGCAGAATAGATATAATTTGAGAAGACCGAAGCCATTTGAGTGAACCCACTAACAGAACCAAGATTAGAAACACTAGATAGTGCAGCTTGGTTTCTTTCTTGCTCTTTTGTGGGCTCTTCTCCTTGTAAAGCTGCTAGAATATTTTGTCTAACTTTAACTAGATGCTCTTTATCCTTAGAAGACATTTCAATAGGAGGATTTGGCTTTCCTGCATTGCTATATCTATAGAAAAAGTTCCTGTATGTTTTATTAGGCATTCAATTGCTCACTTTTCTATGAAGGATGACATCTTTATATTATGTTCAGCTTCTTCAATATTTATAATAACTGGATTAAATATGTGATTAATGTCATAGGCTCTATAATATTTTGGAACCGCTTTCATGTTCATATTATATGCTGTGGAAAAGTTTTCGTATCTAAATGAGTTGCTTGTATTCCATGCTGGCTTTTCATCCTCTGATTTTTCAAGAAGAGGTTGATCAGATAGTTGAACATTCTTATAATAATTTTGCTTAAGCTTATATAACAAAAGAGCCATGTCAGATTCTTTCCTATATGATTTGAAAAGTCTTAGATTAATGCCATGAAGGAATCCTGTCTTTCTGTTGATTCCACTAAAAACAACTATTGGATTATTTGTAGATAGCATTTTATCATCTAAATTATTTTTCAATACTCTCTTTTTATCTTTAGTATAAACAAATGACAATATGTCTCCAAGTTCTATTCTCCATTTCTTTTGTGCTTGGGATTCGGAAGCATTACCTCCGTCCATTGTAACATATGAAAGGTATTGGCTAACTTTAATTTTCCTTGGAAAAGAGTTTAAGGCAGCCCACGGAACGGTGCCAGTAGACCTTTCTATGAATTCAACTTTCTTATCATTTTTCATTTATTAATTTCCATATAAATAAGAGTATAACTCTATTTATAGAAATTTTGATTATGGCTTGGGGAAGAAAACGTAGATATACTGGAAGAAATAAAGGAAAGACCTCAAAATCTTCCAAGTGGCATCAAGGAGCCTACGAAGTAAAAAATAGAGAAAAATACATGGGAGCAAAAAACCCAATATACAGGTCTTCTTGGGAATTAGATTTTATGAAATACCTTGATAGCAGTGATAAAGTATTGTGCTGGCAAAGTGAAGAACCAAAGATTAAGTATTTACATCCTCTTACAAAGACAATATGGAATTATCATCCAGACTTTCTAGTAAAATTGACTAATGGAGTAGATGTCTGGTGGGAACTTATTGAAATAAAACCATATAAACAAACAACCCCTCCCAAAGGAATGGGGAGGGGTCGCTCTAAAGTTTTAGCAGAGTCCGAACAAAAAACTTGGTTAGTTAATCAAGCTAAATGGGATGCCGCTAAAGATTATTGTAAACAAAGAAAATGGAAATTTAGAATAATAACAGAAAAAGACCTTAGCTAAGATTCTCTAGCATCTTTCTTATTTGAGTTATTTTGTCTAGCAACTGTGATAGATTATTTTTAACTAGATACTTCAACAGATTTTTGGTAGAACCTAGTTTATATCTTTCTATCTGATCCTCTAACTCTTTAATAAGAGTTTTTGGAGTCTTAGTCAAATCTATAAGTCTTTCATTGCGAGCATAATTTTCAGCTAACTCGCAAGGAGTCACACCATCAGGTTTTTTCTCTTGTAATTTGAGGTCCAACTCTCCTGACATTATCATTTTTTCAGCAGTTTTTATTCCAGTACGAGGGGCAATTGCAGGTATATTATCGCTATTGTCTCCTATTACTATTTTAACCTGCAAGTCATGCAATGGATTGTCAGACTTGATGAACTTTGATCTAATAGGATCGTATAACTTAGTATTAGGATACTGAAGCAATTGAACATAATCCCTATCACTAGTTACGATTATCTTTTCATCTTCTGGGTCTGAATTACTAACAAGATATGCTACAATGTCGTCAGCTTCTAATGAGTTAATTCCATAAACATAAAATGGAAAATTTTCTTTGAGTTCAGTTCTTAGAGAATCTAAGATTTCATAGAATTTATCCCATTCTACTCCTGAACTTTCGCTATGCTTTTCTCTGGCTTCCTTTCGTTGTGCTTTATAAAAAGCTGAATATTGCTTTCTCCAAGATTTGCCTGTATCAAAACAAATGTATACACTTTCTGCATTGAATTTGCGTATCTGAGCAAATATGGATTGAAGCATTACATGTCTCAATATACTATAATCATTATATTGATTAATTTGCTTGAGTATAGAGAAAAGATTTCTATGAGCAATCAGAGAAATGTCTATGTATAAACGCTTCATGATTGTATCATACCACTGATTTTTTGTTTTGCAATAGGCATAAACAAAAATAGCCACTGTGAGTGACACAGTGGCTATTTAGCATTTTAGTATAGAAAATCAAGCGTTTTCTTCAGGGCTTCCAGTTTTTGGAGGGTTGTTCATTATTCCCTGATTACCCTTATTTTTAGCATCTGTCAAGGGAAGACCGAAAGCTTCTCTTATCTTATTTCTGAAGTTGTGCATGTCATCATTTTCATGAAACTCTCCAACTTCCTCTGCGCCTGCCTTAGAACCTTCAGAACGTGGAACTTTGTTAGCTAGTTCTACTTCCTTATCTGTTCCTTGCTTGTCTCCACCAGAACCAACTTCCTGTCTTCCTGCCTTGGCTCCTTCGTTTCTCTTAACCTTTTTAACAGAACGTCCAAGTTGGGTCTTTCCTGCACCTTCCATAGAAGGATTAGATGGAGAATAAGCTTTTGGTGTTCCGTTGGCATTTACACCCATATCTCTAGGATGCTTTGATGGAACTGGACGAGAGTGATCGTCTTTAGACTTGTAGCCGACTTCTTTACCAGAATCAAACCCTTTATTGGATTCTGGTCCTCCTCCCTTTTGGGCTCCAGATTCGCCAACATCGTGTCCGTCACCGATTGGTCCCGACTCGTTTAGCTCCTGGCGCTTTCTGCGTAGATTCTTAAGTTTCTTATTTGCCATAATTTTCTCCCATTAAGCATATCAGTTGAGCGAACCGTCGTTGCCCTTGTTCTTTTGATCGTTTAAATTAAGACCACCAAAACCACCACCATAGATGGCTGTGCGGATTCTTTCACGGAAAGCAGCAAAGTCCTTTGCTGCTCCTTCAGCGGCTGGAACACTGCTTCCACTGCCTTTACGACGCTTTTGATTATCTGAAATTGCCTTGTCGCTTCCTTCAAACTTGTCAGGAGCATTGTTTGATCCTGGCTGTCTCTTATTTCCAGTTTTAGCGTCAATGTTCTTACTATCTGTATTATAGTTTGTAGGAGCATTGTTTGATCCTGACTCGCGAACTCTACTTACAGGCTTTGAGTGATCATCCTTAGATGTTGGACCAACTTCTTTACCAGATTCAAACCCAGAGTTGTCTTCCGGACCAGATTCATTTAATTCTTTACGCTCTGCTTCTTCAATTAAACGAAGCTTAGCGAGTAATTCTTTGGCTGATGGTTGTTCCATAATAACTCCTTCTGGGTAAATGACAACAGATATCCTACAAATATGCTACTTGTATTTATACAAGAAGATTATATTATTTAGGCAAAATCTTATCTTCTATGTCTTTATCCAATTCTATCATATCATCTTTATTTTTAGATTCCAAAAATTCGGATGGCTTCCTACTGTCGTAAAAATGCTGAAAGTGCTTTTCGAAAAACTCGTTGTATTCGATAATTATCGTCCCTTCGTACATAAGATATCTATCAGTTCTTGTATTTACTTTAGAATCAAATACTTTGTGATCTAACGCTACAAATTGCTTTCCTCGCATTGACGTTATTTTGAAAATTATAACCCAATCCTTTCCAGAAGTTTCAGATTCTAATTTAGCTTGTCTTACCCATTCATCAAACTCTTTATCACCTATTGTCATTAAATTCTGAAGCTTTGGAGTATTTTTATAATTCTTACATTCTATAATTAGGGGAAACCATTGTGGGCATATTAAATCTCCAGCTAAAATTTCTTGGGCATCTTTACGTAGGTCCTTATTTCTAAACCTATTATTGCCTCCCATAAAAGCGCCTGATTGAGGAACTCTTCTAAAAACGTCATTAAAACGCTTACTTAAATCCTTGGCGACAATTCTTTCATATGTATCGCCTTTCTTTTTCCCGTTTACTTTTTTATTAAGCTTTTCTCTAAGCTCCTTGGCTTCCCATTCATCATCAGGAATATCCATATCTTCATCATCTATCATATTGGCAAGGTTCTTTCCCATAATAAACTCCTTGGAGCTATTATAATCAAATATCTTCATTTTGAATTACAAAAGTCCAGAATTCGTCTGATGTATACTGAGAACTACTATTGATTATTTCTTGGACTTCTTTTCTTGCTCTGATTAGAGATAATTGCTTTTCTTCTTCTTTAAGCATTTCTTCTTCGGTCAGGCAACTTTCATAAAAACTCTTGTAAGTTCTTTGGCTAATAAACCCTTTGAATATATAGGCAAAGGTTAAAAGATACCATAGATTTTTTGGTATTAGTCTTTTAATGCGTATAACTATATTATCTAATGGAGTAAATGCGTTTCTCTCATTGACTGTTGTCGGGGGCTTAATAATTTCCCCCTTGTCATTGATTATCCCTAACTTATATGCTTGGGTTTTATTAAAAGGTGTTGAGAACTTCTTGGCTATTGCAAATATTATTAGATAATCAAACCCTCTACCCTCATTAAGAGGGTAACGAGGGTTTTCTTTTTCTGCCTTTTCTATAGCTTCAAGGATTTCTTTTTCTTGTTTGTTCATGTTTTCTCCTTACCTATTATAGCAAGGAATTAAACATCCTCAAGACCTTCGCTGATTCTATTAAGCCAAGTACGTCCTAGGTTCTCTAGAATAGGATCGTTATTTTGTTCATTGCGACGAGAAATCTTTTGTTCCTTTAGATACTTTTTTCTCTCTTTATTAATCTTAGAAAGATTTCTTTGATTGTCTTTTTCGATTAATCTATAAGCATCCTTAATTCTCTTGTTTTCTTCAAATGCTCTCATTTCACTTGTTTTGTAGCTGTAAAGATTATCTATACTTTCTACTTGATTTGCATCATTTGAGAGAATTGCGTCGTCTAGGATTTGATTTATTTCTTCAATGGGATTGTTGAATTCAGTCATGACTAAATTGTAGGCATGATCTCTAGGACTTCTGTGAAGATCGTTATCCTTAATGTATCTATATACTTCAGACTTATCAGCAACACCAGAAGGAATGCTGTTAGAATCAATCGACCCAGGTCCAGTCATTGCAATACTTGACATTGGAGATACGAGAGTTCCTCCAATTTGCATACCATTTCCTGGTCCTCCAGAACCTCCTAAACCGCAAACTCCACCAACGCATCCAGATTCGTTGATATGATGCTCAATTTGCTCCCATGCTCTCTTTGATTCTCTCATAAGATCACGTTCACGGTGAGCAGCTATTCCACGATCAGCATGTCTAACAGATTCGTCCAGAAGATCGACTATAGTTGAAGTTTCTCCTCTTTGAACTCTTGCTTTATTTCCTTTTATTTTCTTTATAGTCCATTCATCTCTGGATTCTGATATGAATACCTTATCTCCAATAGTAAATCCGTTGTAACTTTCACGGATTCCTAGACCTTTTCCATCTGGCTTACCATTCTTCACGAAATCTTCTCCCTTTGGTCTTGAATTAACGGCTCCGCGTGATGTTGACAACTTTGAATCACCAAACTGATTAGTTCCGTAGGCGTCTTCTTCTTCAGTGTATGGAATCTCTTCTTCATCTTCGACTGCATCTGAACCGTCCTCTATAGAACCGATTTGATGTTCGTCCTTAGATTTATAACTTGAATATACATTTCCTTCACGAGTTTTTCTAAACTCACCCTTAGGCTTTGATGGATGCTTTTTATCCCCAACATAAGATTCATTTATAGAATCTTCAAATGCTTTTAGAAGCGAAACTTCAAGTCTTCTTACATAAATCGGAGCATTTGGATATGCTTCCCTTAACTTTTTAATGAAGTTAATCATGTCTTCTGAAGAAGAGAATTGAGATATCCATTCTCCATTCTCATTCTTAGTAACTTCTCCATTATTGTTTCTAGTCATTACTATTAAGTTTTTTGCATCTGATGGACCGTAGTTTTCTTCTTCTTGAAAAGGATTTGGTTCATCATTAGGAACTTCTCCACCATCTTCGGCATCTATGTCTTCTTCACCTTCTTCGTCTGGAGATACATCAAGATCAAGCTCTTCATCTCCTTCAACATCATCTAATTCTTCGTCTCCTCCGAGACCAATATCTCCGTCCATTTCTTCATCACCGAAATCCATTCCACCCATTTCGTCATCTTCAAACTCACCGCCATCTTCGTAGCTATCACCATATGCTCTCCAAAGATCATCGATTTCATCCTCAACATCATCAATTTCATCCTCTACGTCATCTAAATCGCCTTTGGTTTCAACGTCAGATACACGATCATCAACATCATCTAATGAGTCTTCTACATTGTCAATATAATCATCTAAATGATCTTCTTCCAATTCTTCTCCGTTTTGGTTTACTTGGAAGTATAGTTGTTCAATGTACTCCGGATCATAATTCCACTCATTCGCTACCTTAAAAATTGCCTGTTGAATGTCCATTCCTTGATCAAGGTATTTCTCGACATCTTCATAGGCTTCTTGTGCTTCATCGTCTTGCTGTTGATTCATTCCTTGTTGAGTAGCATAATTAGGACTTCTAGGGTCATCATCGTCGTCATACCCCATAGCAGCAGGAAGTTCTTCATCATCATACCCAGCCCTAGGATCATCTGGATGTATTTCTCCTGACAAGTCCATTGTTTCCATGTCATCGCCAAATTCATCAGGTTCTTCGTCAATTCTAATATCCCAGTCTAAATCTTCTCTTAAAGAGATAGTTTTACCGGCAGACTCTAGCATGTCTATTGCTTCTAAAACAGTTTGAAAAGCATAAGAATCAATCATTCCTGCTTTATAATCTCTGTAAAGAGAATCAGCGTGCTCAACTAGAGTGTCTATGAGCAAATCCAATTCGTTTGGAGTCTTTTTAGAATACTCATTGAATAGAGTATGAATAAAGTGGTTTAACTGAGGAATACGAGTTTTTCTGCTAGAATGTTCACTAACAGATTCGCAGAATTTTCTCCAACTTCCATCATTGAATATTCTTACACGACCACCTTCAAAGACCTTAAAATCACATCCACACATATTGCAAATGGATTCATTGAAATTGAAAGTTCTTTCAACGCGATCTGAACCACAGAAGGGACATTTATTTTCCATAGATAACTCCTAATTGACTTGGACTTCCTTAGTATTTATAACCTTTAGGTAGATTGTTCCATGCAAAGGTTATAAATCAATCAATAATTCTATTAGACTACCTCTTCCTTTAAATACATTTCTTTTAACATTTGCATCATTATTCTATAATTCCAGTGTTTTGTATCTTCGTCTTCTTGTACCTGAGAAACTTCTGGAAATACCATACGGAACGCTTCAACATAATGCTCATTCATAGTTCTAAAATGTATTCTTTTCAATGTTTCTAGATGATCTTGGAGTTTATACATATATGAAAAATGCTTTAAGTCTTCTGGGTCTGGTCTTATAGCGTCCATGAGAACAATTGCTTTGATCAAAGAACTAGATACTGGAACATTTCCTAACATTTCTCCTATCCCAGTAGGCTTAGATTCATAAGGCATTAGACCGACATTAACTTCTCCAGATAACAAATTAGCTATCTGACCGACTTGATTTATTTGAAATCCATCATTTGGATTTACTACTACAAGAACATTAGAATTAACAAAATTTTCTTTGAACATTTCTATGATTTCTCCAGTCTCTTCTCTCAGTTCCTGGAATTCATCTTCAGTATCTGCTAATCTAAGCAATTGATTTATAGAGTTTAATTGAATTGGATAGAGTTTAAGACCGAATAGTCTAGTAGATATAAACTGCCTTTCAAGTAAAGAAAGATTATAGTTAATAGAATCTTTTAGTTTCGTTTCCTCAGATTCATTATAGTCACAAACCAATCCTAAATCCACCCTTTCAGTAAACATTTCAGGATTGTTAGGCATAAAATCATTGACAAATTGTTTTACTCTAGAAAGTTCTTCTTTGTTTATTGGATTATATTCTCCTAAAAATAAAACAACACCCCACTTCGTTGAAGGAATCGATGGAGCCTGCTCTTGTTCTGGCTCTACTTCATATGACTCAAGAAATTTTTTGAAATTACCCATAGTTTCCTCACATTTCAATGTTAAGCTGTTTTAGTAGAAGTATTATGTTTTCTTTTTGATTTTTCTTTAGAAAAGGCTTTTTAGCCAAAATTCCTTCTTCTACCACCATCTTTTGTCTAGAAGCTAAGATGTCTGAATTATTAATGCCATAAAACTTGAGAATTTTAATCATAGATAGTGATCTTACTTTTTCATCCTCAACATGTTCCATGAGTCTAAATATAATATCAAGTAAGGGAGACATGTCAGAGTCTATTTTTTTTAGAATAGAGAAAAGTTCTTTAATGGCTTCTAAGCTTATGATAGAAACTTCTTCTATTTCAAGTCTAATTATCTCTTTTTCTAAACGATCTTCACTCATTGTAAACAAATCCTTTTCTGGTATACTATTTATAGTTTCGGAGGCTAAATATGTCAGGTGATAAAGATTCTAACAGTAAAAGTAAGTCACTGGAAGAAATGGTTGAGACCCTTGATCAGGAATTTTACCATAAACTAGAAAAACTTAAGAAAGAAGTAGAAGATGATTTGAAGTTTAGTCATTTAGATAAAGAAGGTATGGAAATGGAGATAATAAACACCATCAGTAAACAACAAAGATGGGCTGGTAGATTGGCATCTGAAAAAAATACCTTGAAAAGACTCGAAGACTACTTAAAAAGAACTTATGCTAATATATGGCAATACTATAGATATGAAAGAAGCGATCTAGCCTTGACTAGCAAATCCGATATTGAGCAAATGATCATTAGATTTCCAAAATATGTAAAATGTGAAGTCATTTTAGAACAACAGAAATCTGTAGTAGAATTTCTAGAACAGAGTTTACATAGTTTCAGAAATAAGAACTTTGCTCTTAAAAATATAATAGAAAACAGAAAATACTTTGATGGTAATTAATCATGAATTCTGATATAATATATCAGTAACATGGGAAAACCAAAAATATCTATAGTCAAACTTAATAACGTATGGGCTAAGATAGTAACTGAAGATTCTAAAATACTATCAGCAGCATATAAGAAATTTGAAGTACCTGTAGATAACTATTGGTTTATGCCTTCGTATAAATCAGGAAAATGGGATGGTAAAATCAGATTCGTTGAAACTGATGGAAAATTCTATGTAGGAAATTTCAAAAGAATATGCAAATATGTTTATGATGATGAATTTCATGAGATGGAAATCGATCCTGATTTGATTCCAGAAGCGTCAATAAATGCTTCTGATTTCAGGGAAGAATTCCTACAACATGCAGATTCCTTAGAATCAAAATTAACCCCATATGTTCATCAACTTAGAGGAGCTTTAAAAGCTTGCTATTACAAACGAGGAATTTGTAGACATGTTACCTCAGCAGGTAAGAGTTTTACTATAGCCCTTACTATACATTATCTTTTGAAGGAAAATCCTAATCACAAGATTCTTTTAATGGTTCCTAAGATTGACCTAGTTGAACAGTTCGTAGAAAACTTAGAAGAATACGGGATACCTACTGACTTAGTAGGCAAATATTTTGGCTTCCAGAAGGACGAAGACGCTCAGATATTAGTTTCAACTTGGCAGTCTATTCACAAGAAAAAAGACCTTCTAAAGAAATTTACTGTACTGATTAGCGATGAATGTTTACATCCTGATTCAATGATAAGTATGTCTGATGGGACAAAAAAGAAAATAAAAGACATTAATGAAGGTGATATGGTAATAACAAAAAACGAAACTACAGGTGAAATAGAAAATAATCCTGTTTTAGAAGTGTATCATAATATGTCTTTAGATCAACAAATGTACGAAATTGAATTAGATAATGGCAACATCATAAAAATAACAGGAAATCATAAAGTTATGCTTACTGATGGTTCTTGGAAGAGAGTCGATGAACTAAATGGTGATGAAGATTTAGAGTGTCATGATATAATAACGTAATAAAACTAACAATAAAATTAAGATATGTAAGCTATAATATATTACCATGAAGATAAAAAGAATTACTAAAATTGAAAATTCTAACGAAGTGTTCAATTTACATATTGAAGACAATCATAATTACTTTGCAGAAGATGTTTGTGTAAGTAATTGTCATGGACTTAAAGCTAATGTAGTAAGATCAGTCGCTGAAAACGCTGTAAATGCTTCTATACGTTTAGGATTTACAGGAACAATGCCAGAACCTAAAGCAGATTTCTTTTTGATTGAAGGAGTATTAGGTCCAATAATAGACGAAATTGGATATAAGGAACTACAAGACAAAAACCAAATTTCTGGAATTAATATAAAAGTAATAGATTGTAAATATTCAGACGAAATAGTAGAGTCAAAATCTTTTGATGTATACCCCGAAGAAAGAGAATTTGTAGAGTCTGACCCAAAGAGAAACAAAATCATATGCAGAATAGCTAAAGTGTATGCAGATAAAGACAAGAATAGTTTGATACTCGTTAAGAAGTTAGATCATGCTAGAATTTTAACTGAAATGCTTCAGGGAGCAAATATAAGTACCTACATGGTTACTGGAGAAACTAAGATAAAAGACCGAAATGACGCTAGACATTCATTAGAAAAGTCTGGTGGAAATGTTATTGTTGCTACAGTTGGTGTTTTTTCCACTGGGGTATCTATAAAAAGATTACATTCAGTTATATTCGCTAGTCCTGGAAAATCCAAAATACAAACACTTCAAAGTGTCGGAAGAGGATTAAGATTACACAACACTAAAACTAAATTAGATTTATACGATATTTGCGAGAATCTCAAATTCTCAATCAAACACAAAAATAAAAGAATAAAGTACTATAATGAAAATGAATTTGATTATGAGATTATAGAAGTACCAATGTAATGCCACAGTTCAAAAACATATCAAGAAATCCCATATCTATCATATCTAATGGTAGAAAGATTAAAGTGGAGCCTGGACAAACAATAGAAGGTCCAGGTAGTCTTGGCATGTACTTAGGTCTTAAAGAAATTGATTCAAGAGAAGTAAAAAGAATAAATGAAGCAAATAAAAAAGTAGTGAAATATAAAGGGTCGAAAGCTAATAAACAGATTTTGACTCATGACATGATGAAAAATTACATGTCGAAAGATAATAATGGATATGATTTCAAAGACAACTCATCATTTAGTATTCTTGAATATAATAAAAACTCAGCTTTAGATGCTATAAATTTCTCAAAGAGTTTTGCAAACCAAAAAACAAAAGCAACTGTAGCTATATGTCTTGAAGGTTCTATAAGCGAAGTTAGGTCTTTTTCACAGAGAATAAAATTAAAATGCCAAGATTACAATTGTTATAAAATAAGACATATTGATGGTGATGGAAAATCGGAATTTCCAGCCATCAAAAAAGAATCATTAGAAAAACTGACAGAAACTTTTATAGTAACTCACGATGCTAAATTAGATGTGCATAGTGATTATATTCATACTATAATAAAATATGGCTTGACAAGTAAAGTTAAATTACCTCGTCCATATTCATTAAAGAGTTTAGATAACAAATACATCATAAAAGACATTGTAGAAAATCACAGAAAAAAGAAAAATGTTAAAGTGTCTATTGCTACATTAACTCATTCAGTTGATATATATGAAAATTTCTTAGATGATATAAAACTACAAAAGACTGATGTTAATTTTGAAGTTATAGTAATTCCTAACTTCAATAATGATTATAAATCATGTTCAGAGGCTCTTAATGTTGCCAGAATGATTAGCGACGGTCAGACTATAATTCTTTGCCACCAAGATTTAAAGGTTCCTAATGGATGGATACATAACATCCAATCTCACATTAACGCATTAAATGCTAAAAAAATAAAGTGGGGCGTTTTAGGAATGGCAGGAGCTACGAAAAATACTGCCCATCCCACACCTGATTCTGATTATGCTGCTATATATCTTGGAGATAAATTACCAAACGGTCAATCATTCTCTGATACTTTTAGAAACATTTTCGGAAAACGTAAGGAAGTTCAAACAGTTGATGAACTTTGTTTAATAGTTGACAAAAATCTTCCTATATTTTTCGATGAAGATACATTCGATCATTATCATTGGTACGGTGCTGATATCTGTCTCGCTTGTATTAATGCAGGATACAAAAACTTTGCAATAGATGCAGAGTGCATTCATTTGTCTGATGGACAAAATAATCTCACTTCAGGTCATGCTGACATGTATGTTTCAAATGCTATTAGGTTATTTAAAAAATGGTCAAAGCGGTTTGACTACTTTAGAACCACTACTGGAATATTCATGATTAGAGAAAAAGTTT